CCGCAAGCTTCCGCACCTGTCGGACGACAAAGGCATCAACCGCAAGCTTCCGCACCTGTCGGACGACAAAGGCATCAACCGCAAGCTTCCGCACCTGTCGGACGACAAAGGCATCAACCGCAAGCTTCCGCACCTGTCGGACGACAAAGGCATCAACCGCAAGCTTGAATCTTACTTCCAAATGCTGGCTGACCGGCTGCGTAGTGTGCGCGTAACGTGCGGCGACTTCGAGCGCGTGCTGGGGCCATCGGTCACGACGCGCATCGGCACCACAGCGATCTTTCTTGACCCGCCCTATGACACCGAAGCGGCCGACTGCCACGACGCCTATTCAACCGGCGAAGCAGGCACCGCCGCGCGGGCACGCACATGGGCGGTGGCCAACGGCGGCAACCCGGCGCTGCGTATCGCTCTGTGCGGCTACATGGGCGAGCACGACGGCGATTTGCGCGCCGCTGGCTGGGATGCCTACCAGTGGAAGGCCAAGGGCGGTTATGGCAACCAAGGCTTGGGCCGGGGGCGGGAGAACGCTAAGCGCGAGGTGATCTGGTTCAGCCCGCACTGCATCGGCAAGCAACAAACCGACCTGTTCGCCGCATGAACAAGCCGCGCCGCTACTGCAACAGCTGCCGCGAATTTCCGCTCGAGGCGAGCATGAAATCCGGCGGCGTGGCCGAGTGCGCAAGCTGGCAGCGCCCGGCCAACTGGAACGATGAATACTGCATCTTGCACGTCCCGGCTGCCGACCTGACCCAGCGCCGCAATTTAGTAATACAACTGATGAAAGAGGAAAAATGAAGCCGGTAATTATTGGGGATGCGACGCTGTATTGCGGTAATAGTCTGGAACTGCTGCCGATGATTGGCGCAGTTGATGCAGTCGTGACCGACCCGCCGTATGGCGTTCTGGATGAGGATTGGGACAACATGGATATGCGCGAACTGTCGCGGTTCACAATGGCATGGGTAGCACAAGTGGCGGCAAAAACCGACACGCTGGTTTCGTTCTTTGCCCAAGCCAAGCGCGCCGCCATTGACCCCGTCCTGCAGATTCTCTATGAGGATTGTCGTCAGCTGATCTGGAATAAATGCGGTGGCCGAGTGTCTGATGCAGGCATGTTTTTCGCCTATGAGCCGATATATTTTTGCAAGCCACGCGTTTCGTTCTCCGTTTGCGAGCCCAAGACAATGGCGGTCGCAGAGTTGATCGGGGCCGCACGCAAAAAAGCCGGGCTATCAAAGGGTGCTGTTGATATGCAGGTTCGAGGGAAGAAAACCGGGCTTTGCTACCGATGGGAAGAGGCTGCGTGCTTGCCTACGCTTGAGCAGGTCAATAAATTACGCTCGTTCCTACCGCTCGGGGAAGCATTCGATACGGCATATACCGAGGCAGTTGAAACACGCGATAGCGTCAATACCAAGCTACGCACAAAGGCGTCCGAAAACGCTGCGCGCATGCTCGATGTTTTCTCCGTCCTGCCAACGGCAGGCGGGGTGGGGCGTCATCCTACGGAAAAACCTGTGCAGTTGATGGCTTCGCTACTGGAAGTTTCGAGTGAGCGCGACGACCTAATCCTCAACCCCTTCATGGGCAGCGGCACAACCGGCGTTGCCGCGATCCAGCTTGGCCGCAAGTTCATCGGCATCGAGCGCGACGAACGCTATTTTGAAATCGCCTGCCGCCGCATCGAGCAGGCTGTCGCGCAAGGCCAGTTGTTCGCGCCCGAGCCAGCCGCCAAACCAGTGCAAGAATCATTAATTTAACCACCCACCAAGGAACCGAAAGATGGACAAGCAACCCCCTAACCCGCACGATCCGATCGCACTCGAACCAGTCGACATGCACGGCCCGGTCGAAGTGTCGATCAAGGTCTACATGAAGCTCCCGGACGGCAAGGCCGGCAGCCTGACCCTGACCGCCGCGCCCGGCCAGTTGCCGACCCGCGCCGAGCAGATCGCCATGCTCGACGCCGTGCTGGACGCTGACAAGCGCGCGCAATCGGCCTTGCCGGACGGCGTGGCACCGCTGACCAAACCGGAATTCGTGCGCCACATCACCCGCCGCGAAACCGGGCTGGCGCTGGACGTCCCGGGCGACCAGCATTTCGTGCCGGCCGCCTGCGAAATCCCGCACGACATGCTGGTGAATGCGATCGCTGGCGCTGGTTTCCCGACGATGGAACTGGCCGATGAATTCACCAAGCGCGGGATGGCCAAATTCACCGGCAACCAGTGGAATGAAAAGTGGGAATGGGACAAATCCGCAATCGCCGCCCTGCCCGACGCCATGCTGCTGGCGATTTACCAGCGAGTTGCGGCATGAGCGCGCTTGATCACGTATGGGGGGCCAACCAGCGCGGCGGCCCGGCCTACCCGTCTGAAATCGTCGCCGGGCGTGGACCTATGGGCGAGGCGGTCAAACAACATCACCCAGGCATGAGCCTGCGCCAGTATTACGCCGCTCACGCGCCGGCGGTGCCGGATTGGTTCAAATACAACCACGACGAACGCCCGCCAAGTCCTCACTTGTCGGAATTGACGTTCGATCAGGCGGTGCAATTCAAAATGTGGATGAGCCTGCGCCCACCAAAAGAGCCGCTCGACCCTGCGGTGAAGGATTTTATTGAGCGCAAGAAGTCCAGTAAGGAAGAACTGGACGAATGGCGCGACCGCATGCGCGAAGCCAAGTTCTTTGCCTGGCGCTGGCATTACGCCGACATGATGATGAAAACCGGAGGGGAATAGTCGCCGCCAACGCATCACGCAGTAAAACGGGAAGCCGCGCACCGATACGCGCGGAATAAAAGAGGAAGCTATGCGCAAATTAGCAACCATCAGGAAGATTCTCGATATTCATCCGATCCCCGGCGCTGACGCAATCGAGTGCGTGACCGTCGACGGCTGGAAGGTCGTCGCCAAGAAAGGGGAATTCCAGATCGGCCAACTGGCAATCTACTTTGAAATCGACAGCTGGATACCGGAGCCGGTCGCGCCGTTTCTGTGCAAGGACAAACGCGAGTTCAACGGCGTGCCGGGCGCTCGTCTGCGCACGATCAAGTTGCGCGGCCAGATCAGCCAGGGGCTGTTGCTGCCAGCCCACGAAGGCGCGAACGAGGGCGACGACCTGACCGAAGCACTTGGCATCCAGAAATACGAGGCGCCAGTGTCGGTACAACTGGCGGGCGTGGTGCGCGGCAACTTCCCCTCGTTCATCCCCAAGACCGACCAGGAGCGCATCCAGAACCTGCGCGGCGATCTGGCACGCTGGTCGCTGGATGGCGGCGAATGGGAGGTAACCGAGAAGCTGGACGGCTCCAGCATGACCGCCTACCTGTTTCAGGAAGAATTCGGCGTGTGTAGCCGCAACCTCGATCTGAAAGACGACCCGGCCAATTCGTTCTGGCGCGCGGCGCACGCCAACGGGCTGGAATCGGTCCTGCGCGCCAGTGGCCGCAATCTGGCGCTGCAAGGCGAGCTGATCGGCCCCGGCATTCAGGGCAACCCGTATGCGCTGACCGAGCACCAGTTCCGCCTGTTCGATATCTACGACATCGACGCCGGCCGCTACCTGACGCCGAGCGAGCGTCACGCATTCGTGGCTGAAAACAAACTGCCGCACGCGCCTGTGATCGGCTATCAGGATCTCAAATGGGCAACAATCGACGACCTGCTGGGCAGCGCCGAAGGCAAGAGCACGCTGCACCCGGTTGAGCGCGAGGGGCTGGTGTTCAAGTGCGTGTCGACCGAAACCAGCTTCAAGGCCATCAGCAATAAATTCCTGTTGAAAGAAAGGACGTAATCATGGGCAAGGGCGGCGCAATCCGATGGTCCACGGAACAGCTAGCCGAATTCGAGGCACGGCGCAAGCGCCCGACCGCACCGGACAGGCCGCCCGCACAGCAACCCGTTCCCGCTCAACCGGGAACGACGGGCAAACCGCCCAAGTACCGCAACGAAAAGGTGCAGGTGGACGGGCAAACGCTCGACAGCGGCAAGGAGGCGCACCGCTGGGCCGAGTTGCAGCAGTTGCAGGCCGCCGGCCAGATCAGCGACCTCAAGCGCCAGCAGTCGTTCGTGCTGGCGCCCTCCGTGATGCTGGCTGGCGAGGCGCGCAAGAAGCCGGCGCTGCGCTACTTCGCCGACTTCACCTATGTGCAGGGCGGCGCGCTGGTGGTGGAAGATGTCAAGAGCCGCCCGACCCGCAAGCTGGCCGCATACCGCATCAAGAAGCACCTGATGGCCACCGTTCACGGCATCCACATCAGGGAAGTGTAGTTGTTACGGCAGTTAAACCAACGATGACGAGGGAGTACAACAATGAAAAGAGACAGCTTCGCATTCCACAACACCGAGCAGGCGGTACGCTTCGCCTTCACGCTCGACCACCAGCCCGGCGACGCCGGCAACGGCGCGCTGGCGCGGATCGCCATGAGCGACGCCGGCATCCGGCTCCACGCGCGCCAGGTCGGCGGCATCCACCCCGCACAGCTGCGCGAGCAGGCCCAGACGCTGATGCTGGTCATTGCAGGGAAACTGCGGCCGGCCGAGGGCGCGGCGCTGGCGGCCACCTACGCCCGCACCTTCGATGCCAAGCGCGACGCCCTGATCCTGCTGTGCGCGCACTTCGGGCGCGAGCTGGCGGGGCTGATCGACCACCGGCCGCTGGCCGACAAGCTGGTCGAGCGCCACTACCTCACCGGCACCGCACGCCGCGGCGGCTGGTCGCTGGCCGACATCAGCGTCCGGTTCGGCGTCGCCAAGGCGCGGCTAGTGCAGGCGGTGGTGCTGATCGAGGAACATGCCGCCCGGCTCGAAGCGCAAGCCCTGGCGCACCTGCAGCAACTGGTTCAACCCCAAACCCACGACCGCGAGGTGTCCCATGCCTGACCTGCCACACGATGCCGCCCTGTTCGGGCTGGCCCTGTTCTTCACCATCGGCCTGGCCGGGGTGCTGTGGATCGAAACCCGCATCGCGCGCAAGTACGCCCGCGAGCGCCATGCCGTCGACACCACGCCCACCCCCATCAGCGAGGACGAGCGCCGGTTCTGGACTGACATCGAGGCCGGCCCATGCCGCCTGACCGAGGCCGAGCTGAACCGCAAGGCGACGCGCCTGGCCGCGCTGCGCGCCCACGGCTGCAGCACCGCCGAGGGCCGCCAGCAGGCGCGCGAGGACATCCTGCGCAAGGTGGGCCGCGCGGTCGACTTGTTTGAGTTCCCGTATTGGGGATCGCTCAAGGGCACGGCCGCCGCCGAAGTGCGCTTGCTGCACGACCTGGACACCCACCCGCCCAGCAGCCGCGAGTCGATCGAGCAGCGCGTCACCATGCTGTGCGAGCTGCGCGGCATCGACCGCATGATGCAGCCCGAGCACTACCAGCAGGCGCGGCAGGACGTGTTCGCGCGCCTTGACTGAATAAAATTCGGGTACCGCGCGGGTCGGCGAGCAAGAAACTGCCAATTTCGCGCGCATTTAATGAAGTGACATAGGGGAAAACATGGAAAACAACGAACAACCGAACAATACTGCGGTGGATATCGACAGCATCGCGCTCGACGCCGCTACCAAGATCATGCCGCTGGTCGTGGGCGCCTTCGAGTGCCAAACCAAGGCCCAAGTGCAAGAAACCGTGCGCGACGCGCTCGATCAGTACACGGAAGGGCTGAACCTGATGCTCGACCAGCGCCGCGACGAGATTGCCGCTTTGCGCGCACAACTGGACAAGCAGGACACGACGACCTGGCCCTGCCGCACGGTGCGCTTCACCTTCACCCACCCAACGCTAGGCGACGACCTGTTCGTGCCGCTGGTGGACGACGCCATGCGCTCGCTGGTGGATGCCGCAGAGGAACAACCGTGCCGCACCCCGATCCAGATGGGCAACGGCGTCACGGTCCTGATCGAGCCGCTGGAAATGACCCTCACGCCCGAGCAGGAAGCCATGGCGAATGCCTACAAGGACGTCAGCTTGACCGGCACCGGCATGGTCTCGACCACCTTCGGTCCTGATGGGCAGGTAATCACCAAGCGGATCGACCCGTTCAGCATCAGCCACCACATCGGGGCAGGCGATGTTATTCCGGCAGCCACCGAATGCACCGGCCCGGTCATCGATTTCGGAGCCATCCGCAGGGCGGCGGAGAAAATGGAGTTGGCCAGATCGGCGGTTGATTGCGAGATCGACTACACCGGCCCCGAGCGCCGCAGCGCGCCCACCGAAGACCCCGCCGCGACCGATCCGCAATGCCAGTTCACCGGCAAGCACATCCCCGGGGCCGGCTTCGTTTTCACTGCTGGCACGATCAACGCCGGCAATATCACCAGTGACATATTCGTGATCGGTCAAGGCGAGTATCAGGTGCGTATCGGTTCGGATGGATTTGAATACCGTGGCGTCAAGATCGAGGATGCTGGGGCTGCTTACCGCGCGCTCATGGACGCAACACAGAACCCGGCGGTACCGGAGACGTTTGAGATCGACACGCTGACTCAACAACGGATCGAAAAGGACGGCGAAGAGTACTTGCGGTTCGACACCACCACCGCCACGCGGGATGAAGTGATCGAAGCGGGCATCCAGGCGCTGAGCGAGCACAACGGTCCAGCTGGCGCATCGATCCGCTACCGCGCCAATCTGTTAGTAGCCGATGCCGAGCGCAGCGGGCAGGTGCTGACGATCGAACTCAAGCCCAAACAGCCGCTGGCGATGGGCAACTACCGCATGGTGGCCGATGTGCGCCCGGCCCGCCAGCCCAACTAAACGAGGTGGCCTGTGGATAAAACTGTGAACAACGACGACCCGGTGCGCTGCCCCTGCGGTGAAACCGCAACCTGGTGCGAGGTGAACAAGTGCCGCGAGAAAGGCGACAAGCCACCCTATACCGGACCGGAGCGGCGGCGCGCCCCAACCGTGAACCCTGCCGCCAGCGATCCGCAGCCCGAACACAAGCCGGTCCATATCCCCGGCGCCGTCTGGCCGGACCCGCGCAAGACCGCGTTCGACCTGGACGCGCCGGACAAATACAATCGGGCACTACGGCATAAATAGTTAATATAAAGCAAAGCATCACGCACGCGCCGTGCGCTCGAATAGGCCCGGCGTTTCTTTTTGACACGAATACAACAATTTACGCTTTGTCAAGCGCGCACAACGTTTTGCCCATTGTGCTATATAGCGGAATACACTATAGTTGATTCATGGGCTGCGCATTGGGCGCGGCGAGAACTGGAGAGCGAACATGGCAATCTTCAATATCAGCAACAAGTGCAGCGGCGTAGACATGGGTAACTACGAAGCTGCTGACAAAGCCGGCGCACTGGATGCGATGGCACGTGACGCTGGCTACAAGGATTACAACGACTCCTGCGAGCAGTTTGGCGATCACACTGCCGATCTCGTCGTTACCGAAGTGGCCGCCTAACCCCAACCCGCGCCCGCTACGGCTGGCATTCCCTACTATGCGAACCATCATCGAACTGATCCTGATCGCCGCACTGTGCTTCATCGCCTACGGGGCAATCGACCCCGATGGCGCGGGCCAGATGCTGCGCCAGGCCCACCGTACAGCCCAGCAGCTCATGCGCGGCTGAATTCCCACCACCAACGAGGACCCCATGAACCAACCCACCACCGCCGAGCACCTGCGCGAGCAGTACAGCTCGTTCTTTCCCTTGCTGCACGCGGCCGACAAGGCCTGTAACAGCGCGACCCTGTGCGGCAATGGCTATCTGTACCGTTTCGCCGATGGCTCGGCGCTGCGCCTGGCTACCCAGCATGTCGAAGTGATCGACCCGCCGCATGGCGCGCCAGTGACGGACGGCTACCGCGCGGCACCGGGCGAGATCGCCACCTACAGCCCGGACCTGTCGGGGGGCATGCTGCCGTCGCGCGCGGGGCGCTGGGTGCCGGCCGCAGTCGCGCAGCAGCTGCTTGAATCGGAGCGCAACCGGGCGCAGGCGCTGGTGACGGCGCTGGAGCGGATTGTGTGGGAAAGGCAGTATCAGGCGTTGTTTCGACACCCATTGTTCCAGCAAATGCAGAACGATGCGATCAAGGCGATCGAAGAATACACCGGCGAACCCTACCCCGCCCGCAAGGAGCCCATCCATGGCTAACCTGGACCCGCTGCGCATTCCCGCATCGTATTGGGAGCAGTGCGTGGCCGATGAACTGGCGCTGGCGCCGCTGATGGGCTACAGCGACCTGCGCGTGCCCGGCGTGCGCGACCAGGGCGCGTGGATCTTCGGCCACAGCGCCTACACGTTCAGGAGCGCAGTCGGGCCCGCCACCGAACCGACCCACGCCGGACCGCTGCCGCGCTGGCGCCGCGATGCGCACGCGACGGGCGGTTTGCTCGAACGGGTGCAGGCCGATGTGACATGGTGCTGGGACAGCGTGCGGCTGTCGATTCAGGATCCCAAGCTGGCGGCGGCGGATATGGCAGATGCATTCAGCGCCGTCGAGTTCTTCCGCGACCACCCGAGCAACGGCCACGCGCTGCGCAAGGCGCTGGTGAACCTGGCGCTCGATTACCTGGGCGAGTGCAGGCTGTATGCCGATGCTGCGCGGCGGGGCGGGAGCACGCGATGATGCGCGCCAACCCCGCGCCGCGGCGCACGCTCTCGACCCGGCGCCGCCTTGCATGGATGACTCAGATAATGGGCATCCTGTTGCCGCGCCGCCGCGCCGAGCGCCGCACCGGCTTCGACCGGCGTTGGCGCCTGGCATCGATCAACCTTCACGACCTGCGAGGCCCATCATGGCAGGACAGCTAGGCGCGCGCACCATCCAGGCGCTGCGCTACCACATCATCGGCGGCATGACGGCCTACGCCGCCGCCATGCGCGCGCAGATCGCGGTCACCACCATGTACCGCAACCGGTTGTATAAAGCATACCGCGACCACGGAGGCGACCCCAAGAAACTGGCCGCGATCAAGGAACAGCTCGACATCGAGCGCCCGCTGCCGCGCAAGCCGAAGAAACCGGCGCGGTTCGCGCGCGAAGTGTAATCCCTTTCTGAAATTGAACATTGATCGTTGACAATAGGAACGTTCGGCCATAGCATGCCGATGTTTCCTGTTGAAAATTGAAAGGCTCGGGAAACCGGGCCTTTTTTATTGCCAGCATGGTCTCCTGTCTCGCGTCCGGCCCTCTCGCCGGCGCTTCCCGTCCCGCCGCCAAGTAGGTAGCGGGACGGTTCTTTAACCGCCGACCCTCAGAAAGCGATGCCGATGCGCTTTGATCCGACCGTTAATTTAGGCCATTGCCTGACCTTCGCCGGGTTCATGGTGGCCGGTTTCGGTGCCTACAGCACCATGGACAAGCGCGTCGCGGTGGTCGAAGTGGCGCAAGCGAACCAGAGCCAGGTGGACCGTCGTCAGGACGAGGACCGCGCCGAAATGCGGCGCAGCAACCGCGAAGACTTCAAAGAGATCAACAACAAGCTCGACAAGATACTGTTCGCCACCCAGGCGCAGCAGCAATTCAGGGGGAAATAGTCATGCTTGACCGCACCAAGCAAGCCGCCCAGAAAGCACGCCAGTATGTGTGGCTGGTGCTGGGTGCGCTGTTCCCGTTCGCCGACCAGCTCATCGCAGGTATCGAGGGACAACTACCATTGTTGGCGCCTTATCTCGGGCAGGCTACCTTCCGCTACATGGGTGCGGCCATCGTGTTCGCCAAGTTGGCACTGCAGGCATATCGCGGCTGGCAGCAGTTCAGCGACATGCTGTCCCGTAAAACATTCGAGTGAGCCGCCATGACTGAGCCAATCAAGACCGGGGCCAACGAGCGGGCGCGCAAGATCGCCGTTGCGACTGCGCTGGCGACCGCATTGGCAGCGCCGGCCGAAGGGCTGCGCCAGATTGCTTACTATGATCCGCCCGGCATCCTGACTGCTTGCCGCGGCCATACCGGGCCGGACGTGAAGGCAGGCGTGGTCTATTCGTTGGCGCAGTGCGATGCATGGCTGACCGCCGACATGCGCAAGGCCATCACCCAGGTGGAACGCTGTGCGCCAGGACTGCCGCCGCCGGTGCTGGCAGCCTTTGCCGACGCCGCGTTCAACATGGGTCCGACGATCGCCTGCGATACCCGCAGCTCGACGGCCGCGCGCCACCTGCATGAGGGGCGCCTGGTCGACGCATGCAACCAACTGCCGCGCTGGAACAAGGCGCGCGTGGCCGGTGTGCTGGTGCCGCTGCCTGGCCTGACCACCCGCCGCGCCGCCGAGCGCGACCTGTGCATGCAGGGAACGACCTGATGCCGACCGGAATCGAACGCGCCCTGATCGGCATTCTGGCCGGCATCGTCTGGACGCTCGCCATGCTGGCCGGCGGCTATGCATGGGGCGACCATACGGCCACCGAGCGCGCCGAACTGGCCGAAGCGAAGCGCACCGCACAAGCCGTGCAGGCCAAGGCCGACGCCGACGCCATCGTGCTGGCCCAAGAGCGTGCGCTGCGCAGTGCCGACGCCGCAGATTTCGCCAACTTCAAACAGGATCGCGCCAATGAACTCGCTGAAAAGAACCGCCGTATTGCTTGCCTGTCTTCTGGCGCTTGCCGGGTGTTCATCCCCGTCCGTCAGACTTGTGCAGCCCATCAGGATGCAGGTGGACCCGCTGCCGCCGGAACTGCGCCAGACGGATACGCCGAACTTGACCCAAAGGTTGCACGCGATCTTGATGACATCGCCTACCGTGGAGACCAAGCCATCCGTAAGCACGCCGAAGTCGTGAGGCGCTACGAGCGACTTCGGCAAGCCTGTACTGCACCATCCACCCCGCCAACCACCGAGGAACTCACCCCATGACCCAATCGACCTACCCTGAACCCACCCCCGGCCGCATCGTCTGGTATCGCGGCACCGATGGCAAGGTGCGCGCCGCTATCGTGGCCGCCGTCAACGGCCCGTTCAACCTGAATCTGTTCGTATTCCCGCTGAACAATGCCGATGCCGATTGCTATTTTATGGAGAACGTGACGCACGCCGACCCCGAGCATGAGCCGGGCTGCCTGCCGTCGTGGACCTGGATGCCGTACCAGATGCAGCAGGCCGCGAACAAACCGCCCGCGCCCGGTGCAGCACATTCCGGCTACAGCACCATGCCGGCGCACCAGCAGAGAGTGGTCGATGAGAAGGCCGAGTTGGACGACAAGCGCACGAAGCTGCAGGGGTTCTTCGGCACGCCGATCTTCGCTGGATTGCCAGCGCCAGAAAAGCTGCGGCTCGGCAACCAGTACGACGCGATGAACGTCTACAGCGACATCCTGGGCGAGCGAATCGCCGCATTCGCGCCATGAGCAAATCCCTCACCATCCCGCCGATGCACACGATCAAGTCCCCCAGCATCGCCGCCATCGGTCATGCTGATGGCGCGCTGTTCGTGCGCTTCGCCAAGGGCAGCACATACCGCTACCACGGCGTGACGCCCGAGCAGTACGAGGCGCTGCGCAGTGCCGAGTCCATCGGGCGCCACCTGCAAACGGCGATCCTGTCGCGCGTATCGGGCGAGCTGGTCAAGGAACCGGAGCGCGAGGCATAGCATGTCCAGCAAGGCAGCAAAACCGGCCGACAAGCACAAGGCGCGCACCCTGTCCGATCAGATGCGCGCCTTTGCGGCCGAGTACATCATCGACTGGAACGGCTTCAAGGCCGCGATCCGGGCGGGCTATGCCGAGAAGGGCGCGGCGGCGCAGGCGTCACGCCTGCTGGCGCGCGAGGACGTGCAGGAACTGATCCGCGAGAAGATGACGCGGGTCGAGAAGAGGGCCGAGCTGAGCGCCGAACGGGTGCTGAAAGAGGATTGGGGCATCGCCACCGCCGATGTCAACGACCTGGTCGAGTTCCGCCGGCGCTGCTGCCGCCACTGCTACGGGATCGACTTCGGCTACCAGCGCACGGTGGCCGAAATGAGCCGCGAGCGCGCCGCCTATGAACTGTCCAAGCGCAAGGCGATCGCCAAGGAACCGGCATGTGCGGCCACCTACGACGACTTCGACGAGAAGGGCGGGATCGGCTACGACGCCCGCAAGCCGCCCAATCCGGATTGCCAGGAATGCTGGGGTGACGGCATCGGCGATGCGCACTTCAAGGCCACCGCCGATCTGAGTCCGGCCGCACGCGCCCTGTACGCCGGCGTCAAGCAGACCAAGGAAGGCTACCAGATGCTGCTGATCGACAAGAACGCAGCGATGAACCGGCTGTATCGCCACATGGGCCTGTTCGAGAAGGACAACCAGCAGACCGCAGACGGCCTGACCGAACTGATGGCGGCTGTCGCCGCGCGTGGATCCAAACTGCCGATCAAGGGACAAGGATGACCGGCCAGGCGCCACACATCCCGCCCGAGCTGCTGGCCAAGTGGGACGCAACGGTCGAGCAGTTCGCCGACCCGCGCTGGCGCCTGAATAATCTCTACACGATCATCGACGCGGAAGGCCGGGAAATCCCGTTCCGAATGAATGAGCAGCAGGAGGAACTGTTCGACAGCCTGTGGTTCTGGAACCTGGTACTCAAGTCGCGCCAGCAGGGCTTCTCGACCTTCATCGACCTGATGGCGCTCGACCAGTGCCTGTTCGTGCCCAACACCCGGGCCGGCATCATCGCGCAGACCGAAGACGACGTTCTCAAGCTGTTCAAGAACAAGATCAGGGTGCCCTACCTGAAACTGCCGCTGGCGCTGCGCGATGCGGTCGGGATCGAGTCGATGAACAAGACCGAGATCAAGTTCAAGAACGGCTCGTCGCTCCAGGTTGGCATGTCGCTGCGCTCGGACACCTTACAATTCCTGCATGTGTCAGAGTTCGGCAAGATTTGCGCGAAAAGTCCGGAGCGGGCGCGCGAGATCGTTACTGGCGCGTTCGAGACGCTGGCGGTGGGCTGCCCGATGTTCATCGAGAGCACCGCCGAGGGTCAAGAGGGCTACTACCACGACTACTGCATGGAGGCGCTGGAGTCGCAGCGCACCGGCACCACCCTCAGCCAGCAGTCGTTCAAGATGCATTTTTTCGCCTGGTGGCAGAAAACCGCCAACCGGCTCGACCCAGCCACGGTGACGCTGAGCGACAACGATAACCTGTACTTCGACAAACTGCTGGCCGAGCGCGGCATCCTGATCGATGCCCACCAGAAGGCGTGGTACGCCAACAAGGCGCGCACGCTTAAGGGTGACATGAACCGCGAGCACCCGAGCTACCCGGAAGAGGCGTTCGCCGCCGCGATCGAAGGCGCCTACTACGAGCGCGAAATGTTGTGGTTGCGCCAGAATCGGCGCATCGGCGTGGTGCCGTGGGATCAGCGCCTGCCGGTCAACACGTTCTGGGACTTCGGCGTCAGCACCAACAACGAAACCACCATCTGGTTCCACCAGCGCAACGGCAAGCAAGACTTGTTCATTCGCTATTACGAGGCGCGCAGCGAAGGCTTGAAACACTTTGCCGACTACCTGCTGAGCCTGGGCTATACATTCGGAACCCACTACCTGCCGCACGACGCCGAGAGCCGGATGCAGGGCGAGGTGGCCGAAAGCCGGCTCGACATCCTGCAGCGCCTGCTCAAGGGGCATCGCTTCGAGGTGGTGCCGCGCGTGGCCGACGTCAACAACGGCATCGAGTTGACGCGCGAGCGCTTCCCCACTGTCTGGATCGACAAGGAAGACTGCGCCAAGGGCATCGCCGCGCTGGACGCCTACGTGCGCACATGGAACGCGCGCCTGGGGCAGTTCACCAAGGTGCCATTCCACAATTGGGCATCAAACGGCGCCGACGCCTTCCGCTGCTTTGGCCAGGGCTACCATCCGACCGCACGTCAAGAAGCCCCGGATGCCCCGAAAAAGAAACGGGCCGCGCGTAACTGGAAAGTCGTTTGAATGTCTTGCGGGAAATTAAGGAACATGATCCAATCGCTTCAATTTTGGAAAGGTCGCTGATGAATAGCAATACCCTGCGCAGCCAACTGCTGCACCCGAGCGGCAAAGAAATGGTGATGCTGGGCGGCGATGTATGGGACCAGCGCGTCACCGGCGATATCGTGTCCGAATACAAATGGGTGGACGGCGAGCCGGTCATGCTGATCTATAAGCGCGTGCTCGGCGCCAATACCCCGGCCTTCATGGTCGAGTTGAAGGATGCCCACCAGTTCGTGGTCAGCAACGGCAACGCCACCCGCAAGCTGTTGCAGGAACTGAGCCTGCAGGCGGCCAAAGCCCTGAACAGCGAGCACGACAAGGCGACCAGCTTCCGCATCATCACCGTGATCCTGGACGGCATTGGCGACCTGATCCGCATGCCGCCCGAGCCGGTGGCGCTGGAGATCGCCAACCGCCCGTCGAGCGGCCACGACGAACTGGCGATCAAGGTCGACGGCAAGACCGTGATGGAAACGATGGTATGAAGCAGCGCCACGCCAAGACCAAGAAGGGACTGCGGCGCCAGATCAGGCTGGAATTACCGAGCTTGACCACTGACCAGGTAGAGGAATTGCTGCGCCGGGTCGATTGCCACCAGTTCGACAGCTGGGCTAGAAGCGCGAACGGCAGTGCGCGCCTACAAGCCATTCTCGGCGCGCTGCAGGATACCGACGACAGCCTGGAAACCATCGACCGCGCGCTGGATGACGGCGACATTGCCGAAGCCCAGCGCCTGCTGGCACTCGGGCGCGCCAGCCTGATGGAACACATGGAAGAACTGAAAGGCTTGCTCTGATGGCAATCTCTGAACTGCGCGCCAGCGACAGCATGGCCAACCCGAACCGCTACGGCGGGCCGGCGTCCAAGCCGCACAACCACGGCCAGCGCCGCCGCAGCGAAGCCGATCAGGAGCGCAAGGCCAGGCTGCACGGCAAGCTGATGAACTGGTTCATGCAGGAGCGCGACAAGCAGGCCGAGAACCGCTACCAGATGGCGGTCGACGAGGATTTCTACGACGGCCTGCAATGGAGCGACGAGGATGCGCAGACGCTGATGGAGCGCGGCCAGGCGCCGCTGGTGTTCAACCAGGTCAAGCCGACCATCAACTGGATGCTCGGCACCGAGCGCCGCTCGCGGATCGAGGGCAAGGTCTTGCCGCGCGAAGAACGCGACGAGCAGAGCGCCGAGGTCAAGGGCAAGCTGATCAAGTACCTGTCCGACGTCAACCGCACCCAGTTCAAGCGCAGCGCCGCGTGGAAGTCCTGCATCGTGGCCGGGCTCGGTTGGCTGGAAGACGCGATCAACCCCGACCCCACCGCCGAACTGCTGGGCACCAACGTGGTCGACTGGAAGCAGGTCTACCACGACTCGAACGGCAAGAGCCTGGACATCAACGAGGATGGCCGCTACCTGTTCCGCTGGTCGCATCTGGACCTGGACGTGGCCGAGGCACTGCTGCCCGATTCGGCCAGCCTGATCCGCAGCGCCGCAGTGGACGAGAATACGCTCGGGCTGGACGAGGATGATGCATGGTATCTGGGCGGTCGCACCAACAGCGCCGACTCGGGCGACTATGCGCGCGCGACCCGGCGCGGAATGGGCGGCGGCTTCGTCAACAGCGGGCGCGAGCGCGTCAAGATCATCGAAGCCTGGTACAAGATGCCGGTGGCCTGCCAGGTGTGCCGCACCGACGACCCGCAGTGGCGCCACCTGCACGGCGAGGAATGGGACCGCAGCAATCCCGCGATGGTCGAAGCCTACCAGGACGGCTACCTGTCGGTGGTGCGCCACGTGAAGATGGAAATGCGCTGCGCCCTGATGACCGAATCGCACCTGCTGTGGGACGGCCCGAGCCCGTACAAGCACAACCGATTCCCGCTGACCCCGGTCTGGTGCTACCGGCGCCACCGCGACGGCCTGCCGTACGGCGTGATCCGCGACATCCGCGACGCCCAGATCGACTACAACAAGCGCGCATCCAAGGCGCTCTACATCCTGTCCACGGTGCGGGTGGTGATGGACGATGGCGCGGTCGAGGACATCGACGAGCTGCGCGCCGAGATCGCGCGCCCGGACGCGATCATCACCAAGAAGAAGAACAGCGAACTGCGCATCGAGCAGGACAAGCAGCTGGCCGAAGAGCACATCAAGCTGATGATGTTCGACGGCCAGATGATCCGCGACGTCGGCGGCGTCACCGACCAGAACCTGGGCAACGCCGAAGGCGCGATGAGCGGCAAGGCGATCGGCAAGCTGCAGGACCAAGGCACGATCGTCACCGCGCCGCTGTTCGACAACCTGCGCCTGGCGCTGCAGCTGCAAAGCGAATTGCAACTGTCGCTGATGGAGCAGTACTACAGCGCCGCCAAGGTGGTGCGCATCGTGGGCGAGAACCGCCCGATCGAATGGCTGGCGATCAACCAGTACGACGAGACCGAAGGCGCCTACCTCAACGACATCACGCGCTCGAAGGCCGACTACATCATCGGTGAACAGGACTTCAAGGAGTCGGTGCGCCAGGCCATGTTCGAGTCGATGATGGAGCTGATCTCGAAGCTGCCGCCGGACGTGGGGCTGGCGCTGCTGGACATGGTGATCGACTTCGCCGACGTGCCGAACAAGGATGAACTGGTGGCGCGCGTGCGCAAGCTCAACGGCCAGTCGGACCCGAGCCGCAAGCCGACGCCGGAAGAGGAAGCGGCCAAGACCGCCAGCGAGGCCCGGCAGCAGGAGGCGCAGCAGATCCAGATCGACACCGCGAAGGCGCAGCTGGCCAAGCTGCAGGCCGAGGCCGATGCGACCATCAGCAAGGCCAAGGAGTCCGAGGCGCGGATCAATGACATCGTGGCCGCTGCGGTGCAGAAGGGTGTCACCGCCGCCTACGAGGCGCTGCAGGCGGCGCAGATCGTCGCCACGGTACCAAACGTCACGCCGGTGGCCGATGCGATCCTGGCCGGCGCCGGCTACCAGGACCAGGGCGGGCAAGACCCGAACCTGCCAGCGCCAACCGGCGAACTGCCGGCCATGACGCCGCGCTCGGATCACGGCGACTATATCGGCGCCGCCGCTGGCGGCCCCATGCCGGAACTGCAGCAGGCTGACGGCGCCCAGGCCGGCATTGAAACCCCGAGCGGCGCCGATGGCGTCATCTAACCCACCACCACAAGGAACCCCACCATGCCCATGAGCCAAGAAGAACTGCAAGAAACCCGCGATACCCTGTCGCTGCTATCGGCCACCGAGCTGCGCGGCATGCTCGGCTCGGGCGACGAGGAAGACGTCATCATCAACGAACTGCTGGGGGCCGGCAGCGCCAAGGAAGTCAAGGGCGGCGCCAGTGCCGACGAGGATGCCGACGACCTGCCGCCGGTCGATGGCAACGAGGACGATGGCGAGGACGAAACGGACGACGACCAGGACGACGATGGCGCCGACGATCAGGGCGACCAAGATGCCGCTGCTGCCCAGGATGCGGCCGATGAAGCCGCGCGCGCGCAGGCCGCCGCCGATGCCGCCGCCGCTGCTGCTGCTGCACCCGCCGCACCTGCCCCGCTCGACCTGTCGTTCCTCGACACCGAATACAAGGCCAAGCTCGACGCGCTGACCGCGAAGAAGACCGCCGACCTGGCCGCGCTGAACGCCGAGAAGGCGGCCAAGTTCAAGGAAATGATGGAAGGTACGCTCGACGCCGGCGAATACGCCGAGTACGAGACCGGCTACCTGGACCAGCGCGACGCGCTGAACACGGCGGCCACGGTCGGTGCCGAATCACTGCGGCAGGCAATCGCCGCCGATGCATCGCTGCTCACCGCCGCACATGCTGTTAAAGCGCAGGCGCTGGCTGAAACGGGCGTCAACTATGATGCCGACCCGGATAAGTTCCAGGCATGGGACGACTGGATCAAGCGCCTGGCCGCCAACCCGGCCAACGCCAAGCTGTCCGATACCGAACTGCTGACGCTGGCGCACAAGAAGGTGCTGGTCGAATTCGAGATCGCGCCGCGCGCCGCAGCAGCAGCCCCGGCCAAGCCGGCGAAACCGGGCGCCCGCGCGCCGCGCCTGGACAACCTGCCGCCGACCCTGGCCAACCTGCCGGCCGCCAGCGCCGCCACGGCGGGCGACGAAGGCGAGTTCGCGCACCTGGACAAGCTGTCCGGCATGGCGTATGAGCAGGCCATCGCGCGCATGACGCCGGAACAACAAGCCCGCTACGAGGCATCCTGAAGGACATAAATGAATACCCTCTACATGGACCTGAAGGTTAATGGATCGATCGAGGTTGGCGGCGTCGTGATTACGCTCGAACAAAAATCCGGGCAGCGTGCCAAGCTTCGGATTGAGCACGAAGGCGTCGATATTCGGCGCGTTCCAGACCGGCGCAATGAGCCACGAAACGATATGCCGGGGCGCCGTGTAGAGGATAAACTGGAGTAGACTGAGCAGATGGAAAAGACCACCCACATTTACGCGCTTACCGACCCGGATACGGGTGATGTGCGTTATGTGGGGAAGGCCGATAACCCATCTGATCGGCATCGAAAGCACATGCTGCCATCGGCGCTGGCGATCAGGTGTCGGCGCACCAGTTGGCTGAAAGGCTTGATCAATGCAGGCAAAAAGCCGGGGATGGAAGTGTTAGAAACCGTCCCTGACAGCCAGTGGAAAGAGCGCGAATGCTACTGGATCGAGTTCTATCGCGCACTTGGCGTCAATCTTGTGAATACCGCCAGGGGTGGAACCGGAGGCGTCAAGCCAGAATGGGTTACAGCTGAATGGCGCGCAAAGCAAAGCAAGGCGCAGACCGGGAAGAAGCAAAGCGCGGAATCAATCGCCAAGATGGTGGCAACGCGGGTGGGCGTACCGCGCAAGCCCGAAACCATCGCAAAAATGTCGGCGGCGCATAAAGGCAAGCGGCCTAGCGCACAGTGCGAGGCGGCGCGCTTAAAGGCCATTACTGGCAAAAAGCACTCTGCAGAACACAAACAAAAGATCGGTGCAGCCAGTAAGGGGAATCGTTATGGACAGCGCCATAACTACATCTGCATTGATCCTACAGGCATTGAATACACAATTGATCGCCTGTCTGAGTTCTGCAAAGCCCACGATTTGAACCTGATTTGCATGATGAACGTGGCGAAGGCGAGGGAAAATCGCCGGCAACACAAGGGTTGGAAATGTAAATACGCTGAATAAGCGTGCTTTCTGGCAAAAAAGCGGGCACAATACCCGCGTTGTCGAAGCGCTGTAGTGCTTCTCTTAATTTTACTTTTGAGAGAGGTGCTATATGTCAAAAACGGTGATCGGAGTTGGGGACGCCAAAGCCGTCCGAAAATACGGCGGCTTCCTTGCCGTCGACGTGGGGCGCACGTCCTACTGGAACAAGAAAATGATGGGTGTCGGCGCCGATGCGCAGACCCCGATCCAGACCCTGCTGGAACTGGAGAACGAGGCCGGCGACACCATCACCTACGACCTGGTGATGCAGCTGAAGATGCAGCCGGTCGAAGGCGATGCCATCCTGCGCGGCAAGGAAGAGGATCTGAAGTTCTACTCGGACTCGATCTCGATCGACCAGGCGCGCGGCGGTGTCAACACCGGCGGCAAGATGAGCCGCAAGCGCACCATCCACGACATGCGCAAGATCGCGCGCGCACGCCAGAAGGACTGGTGGGCGCGCCTGTTCGACGAGCTGTTCTTCATGTACCTGTCGGGCCGTCGCGGCTCGAACGGCGACTACATCTACGCGGCCGACTACGCCGGTTTCGCCGGCAACGCGCTGGTCGCGCCGGACAACCTGCACCTGATGTATGGCGGCGCCGCCACCAGCAAGGCGACGCTGGCATCGACCGACATCTTCGACCTGAAGCTGATCGACCGCGCCCAGGCCCGCGCCCAGACCATGGGCGGCGGCACCTCGGGTGTGCCGGGCATCGAGCCGTGCATGATCGACGGCGAAGAACACTTCGTGTGCGTGATGCACCCATGGCAGGAATACGCGCTGCGCACCAACACCGCGCAGGGCCAGTGGCTCGACCTGCAGAAGGCCGCCGCCGCCGCCGAAGGCCGCAACAGCCCGATCTTCAAGGGCAACTGCGGCATGCACAACAGCACCGTGCTGCAAAAGCACAAGGCGGTCTCGCTGGCATCCGACTACGGCGCCGGTGCCAACGTCGCTTCGGCGCGCGCGCTGTTCCTCGGGCGCCAGGCTGGCGTGGTCGCGTTCGGCTCGGCCGGCACCGGCCTGCGCTTCGACTGGAACGAGGAGATGGAAGATCGCGGCAACCAGGTCGTGATCACCACCGGCTCGATCTTCGGCGTCAAGAAGACTGCTTTCGTGATCGAAGGCACCAGCCGCGATTCGGGCCTGATCTCGCTCGACACCGCCGTCAACGACCCGGGCTGATCGCCGTGATGGCGGGCTGGTAGCAACCGGCCCGCCTTCTTCGCTCCCGCTCATTCCCAACTAGGAGGCCAAGATGGCTTTGCAAAAATCGAAACTGGCACTCGGGCAGGTCCCGGTTGTCTCGCTGATGTCGGGCCTGGTGGCCAGCATCCCCTACGAACACATCATCGCCGGCGCGCTGGCGGCGGGCGACATCATCGCGCTGGGTCCGATCGAGCCGGGCGTCAAGCCGTACGACGCGACCCTGATCACCGATGACCTGGACAGCAACGGCACCCCCACCATCACGCTGACGGTGGGCATCCTGAATGCGGCCATGACCGACATCGACGCCGCCGCCACGTCGAGCTGGATCGCCGCATCGACCGCAGGGCAGACCGGCGGCATCGCGCGCGCCACCAGCGCCAACGTGTATCTGGCCGGTGCATCGAGCACGGTGCGCCAGCTCGGCGTCAAGGTGGTGGCCGGCCCCGCCACTGCGGCATCGGACGGCAAGAAGATCGCCGTGCTGATCAAGGCCGGCGGCTAAGCACCACTCCCGGCGGGCGCCGATCACGCGCCCGCCATTCCCACCACCCCAACCAGGAACCCGCCATGACCGAGCAAAAAACGATTGCCATCGCCTGCAAGCTGAAACGCGCGGGCGGCTCCAAGATTGACCTGCACGGCAAGATCTACCACTTCAAGCCGACCGACCCGGCCAACCCGGAAGCGCCGCATGTGTGCGCCGTGCCGTTCGAGGACGCCGCCGCGATCCATCGCCTGCTGCAAATCCGGGAAGGCTATGAGCTGGTCGACCCGGACGCCGAACTGCCGCCCAAGCCGGCGCCCGACAAGGGCCAGACCATCCACGCCGCCAAGGCTGGCGCGGGCGAAGCGGCCAAGCCGGAAGGCGCGCCGGTGATCATCAAGAACGCCGCCGGCGACGAGATCAACCTGTCGGCGATGGAGCGCCCCGAGCTGGCGCAGCTGGCGAAGGACGAATTCGGCATCACCCCGCACCACAAGTGGCCGCCGACCACCATCATCGCCAAGATTCTCGAAGCGATGCGCGGCGAAGACTAAGCCGACCCGCACATGGCCGCCTTCATCGACATCGCCGACCAGTACCTGACCGACGTCGCCGGGTGCAGCACCAGGACCGTCGCCACTGCCCTGCGCACGGCGGCCCAGGTGTTCTGCGAGCGCACCCGCGCCTGGCAGGTCGAACTGGATGCGATGTTCCTGTTCCCGAGCATCAGCGACTACGAATTCGACCTCGACCCCGAGCAGGAAATCGTCAAGGTGCTGGGCGCGACGATCGACGATGTGCCGGTGCCGCTCAAGCTGGACAACGAACGGCACGGCCGCTGCATCGTGGTCAACGGCCCGTTCGCGTTTTCGGTGTGCCCGCCGCCAGCGGCGCGCCAGACGCTGGTGATCGCGGCGGCACTCGAACCATCGAACACGGCCAGCACCATCGACGACGAGTTGTTTCGCAAGTACGGCCGCATCATCGCGCAGGGCGCGCGGGCCGAACTGTTCGGCATGAAGGGCCAGCCGTTCTCGGACCCGGCGGCATCGCTGGCGGCGCGCGCCAGCTTCATGCAGGACATCGACAAAACGATCACCGCCGTGGGCAAGCAGTTCTCCAGCGCGCCGCAGCGGGTACGACCAAGTTTCTTGTAGTGCGTGGTGGGTGGGCAGGCGGCGCGGGGTGAATGGCCGCGCCTGGCCGCAAGGCCACAGGATCGGCGCACCGTGCCTGAGCCGCAAAACGGACGATGAGCCAGGGCCGGCGCGGCATGTTCCCCGCGGAACGCCCTGGCCGCCCCAACAGATAAGGATCAGCGATGGCATTGCCCGACAATTACACAGGACTGAGCCCGATTGCCGGCGGCCGCGCCCGACCCAGCACGCAGCCGGCATGGATGGCGCTGGCCGGGGTGGCGTTGAACAAGCTGGTGGCGATCCCCGGTAGCCAGATGGCCGGCACCCCGGCTGAGAACTGCGGCATCTTCGCGTTCAGTGGACTGACCGTGAAGCGCGACACCTGCGAAATTTTCACGGTCGCGGTCGGCGGCCACGGCGACTCGTCCGACAACAGTGTGAACAGCTTCGGCCCGAAAGGGGTCGGGCTGATGGCCGATGCGCCGACCTGGATTCAACGCTGCGCGCCGACGCCGGCGGGCAGCCGGGTGCCGAACATCCCGTACCAGTCGGACAACAAGCCGACCTCGCGCCACAGCTATGACCGCCACCACTACGCCAACGGCAAGATCCATGTCATCGGCGGTACCGGGCTGACTGGCGTTGCCGTCGATGATTCGACCTATCGCTATGAATATGACGTGGCCACCGACACCTGGGGGGCGCCGATTCCGTTCACTTATGGCACGGCAGGCTACGGCGCCGCTGTCGACCATGCCAACGGACTGATCTGGCGCGGCATCAACCAGTTGCGCACATGGAACCCGGCCACCGATGCCATGGGTCCCCTGAGCAACTATGCCGGCGTTCAGGTGCGATTCCCGCTGGTGGTCGCCAATGATCTTGGCATCGCGTTCTGCCTCCAGTTCGGCAACGGCTTCACCAGCAGCACCGGCATCCAGGCGTCCAAGATCGACCTGGCCACCATGGTGCAAACCCCGATCACCTTCAATGCATCGGCCGCCTATACCCAATTCCTGGCCGACGCATCAAGCGCCAGCGTGGTGCCGGGTATGGACTACGACGATGCCAATGGCTGCTTCCTCTGGTACCAAGGCCAGGCCGGGCAGGAAAACCGCATCTACAAGATCATCCCGAACGCCGGCAGCACCTGGGACATGGCGTTGTTCCCGCTGGCACCCGGTTCGGTGACGATGAACACGTCGGCCGCGTCCGGCCTGTGCGGGCGGCTTAAATACCTGCCATTGCTGAAAGGTTTCGTCATCTACCCGACCGGCGGCGCATTGGCGTTCGCCAGCCAGCCGATGTATTTCCTGAAAACTTCGCTCTAAGGACCGCCCATGTCGCTCACCTTCAACGGCTCGACTTCCAACCTGCAGTTTGCCAACAAGCTGATCACCGCCTACCCGTTCTCGATGTTCGCGTGGGTCAAGCCGCGCACGCTGAACACCGATTCGTTCGTCTTCAGCCAGGGGTCCGCCGACAAGGCCGAAGAGTTTGATATGTACAACAACGCCGCCGGGGCCGGCAAGTTGCGCTCCTATGTTGCACACGGCGGCGGGGTAGGCGTCATCATCAACAGCACGTCGAGCATGGCGACCACTTGGCAGCCGGCCCTGATCGTCCACAACAGCGCCACTTCCTGCGACGTGTATTACGCCGGCGGCGCCAAGGTCAGTGGCGATACCGGCAAGGCGCCGACCTTCTCGCTGATGACCAAGTTCATGATCGGCGCGCGCGCCGGCGATGCCAGCTTCGCCCATGACGGCGAGATCGCCGAGGTGGCGCTGTGGTCGAGCGCGCTGGCGCAGGCCGACTTCGACCTGCTGGCCGCCGGGTCCTACCCGGAGACGGTGCAGGCGGCCAGCCTGATCGATTCGTGGCCGCTGCAGACCCAGGCCAGCACCCATACCGGCACCAAGGGCACGGTGCTGACCAACGGCGCCTCGACCACGCAGGGCGCCACCCACCCGTTCACGCGCGCCGCCGACACCACCGGCCCGGTGCTGTCCAGCCCGACCGGCACGGCGACCGGACCGACCACCGCATCGGGTACCGTGTCGACCAACGAGAACGGCACCCTGTACCGGCTGGCCAGCACCAACGCCACCGAGAGCGCGGCCACCATCAAGGCCGCCGCGCTGACCAGCGCCGTGACCAGCACCGGGGTGCAGACGGTCAGTTTCACCGGCCTGAGCGCGAGCACCACCTACTACCCGCACTACTACGAAGAGGATGGCGCGGGCAACCCGTCGAACGTGGTCAATGGCGTCAGCTTCACCACCGCCGCCGCCAACGCGGTGCCGACCTTCGCGGGCACCATCGCCAACATCACCGGCACCGGCGGCAGCGCGATCACGCCAGCCGACGTGCATGCGCTGTTTTCCGACACCGACACGCTGACCTATTCGGCCAGCCCGGCGGGCACGGCATGGCCGGCAGGGCTGGTGGTCAATGCCACGACCGGCATCATCAGCGGCACCGTGGCTACGTCGACCACCACCGGCCTGAAGGTGCGCGCCACCGACACCGCCAGCCAGACGGTCGACTCGAATGCGTTCAGCGTGACGATCAGCGCGCCGGCGTCGAGCGTCACCAGCGTGAGCGTCACCCCCGCCACCGCGACCGTGGCCGGCGGCGCGACCCAGACCTTTACCGCCAGCGTGGCCGGCACCGGCTCGCCGTCGCAGGCGGTCAACTGGTCGCGCAGCGGCAGCGCCGGATCGATCAACGCGAGCGGCGTGTTCACCGCGCCGGCATCGACCACCGCCAGCCAGACCATCACCATCACCGCCACCAGCGCGCAGGACGGCACCAAGAGCGGCACCGCCACGGTGACGGTGCCGGCGGTGGCGCAGCCGACCTTCACCCCGACCGCCGTTGGCAAGACCGTCAACGGCCCGGCCGCGCGCACCGGCGTGGCGTGCCGGGTGGCGGTGTACGACAAGGCCACCGATGCGCTGGTCGGCGTCAAGACCGGACTGACATCGACCGCCGGCGGCCTGCCGCCGCCGTTCCAGCTGGCCAACGGCGCGGTGTCCGGCACCGAATACCTGTGCAAGGTGGTGGCCGATACCGACCACCACGACCTCGGCTTTTTCTTCTGCACCCCGGCTTGAGCCATGAGCATCAGCCCATTCACCCTGACCAGCCCCACCAGCCAGGTCGCCGCGCCGTTCGTGGTGGGGCAGGCGTTTCGCCGCGGTGACGTGCCGGCCGGCGCCCAACTGGTCGGCAACTTCGCCGACCTGCAGGTGACGCCGAAAAACACCTGGTCGGATGGCTCGCTGAAATTCGCGATCATCGCCGGGCGCGCCAACCTGACCGCGAACGTGGCGAAAACGGTGCGGCTGTCGTCCGGCGCGCAGGGCGGCGCCGCCTTGAGCACTGCCGACCTGAAGGCGACCGGCGTCACCGCTGCGGTCGGTGCCGGCGCGTTCGGCACGGTGAGCTGGAGCGGCACCGATTGGGATAGCCCATGGCAGACGTGGGTGGCCGGCCCGAGGATGAGTTCGTGGATCTACCGCAAGCCGGTCGGCACCGACCCGCACCTGGTCGCTTTCCTCGAAGTACGGCTGTTTTCCGGCGGCGAAGTCGAAGTGCTGCCGTGGGTCGAGAACGGCTACCTGACCGTGGCCGGCCCGACCAACAAGGCCGCCACCTTCACCTTCACCCTGGGCGGCACCCAGCGCGTGAGCACCGCGCTCGACCTCAAGCACCACACCCGCACCCCGCTGATCGCCGGCACCGCGCTGTCCTACTGGCTCGGCGCCGACCCGGACGTGACCCCGCGCCACGATGTGCTGTACCTGCAGGCGTCCGAACTGGTGCCGACCTACGGCGCGACCAGCGTCTCCACCGCGCTGTCGGGCGGTGCGCTGGCGGCGTCCTACGCGCCGTTCCAGCCGGGCGGCTTCGTCTACGACAGCGACGCGATGGGCAGTTCCGGCTACCAGAGCCCGATTGGCTTGCTGCCCACCCACGATGTCGCCTACCTGACCTGTTCCGACAACCTGCCGCTGCTGTATGGCAGCGTGGTGCGCAACGGCTTCTCGGCCGGGCGCTACCCGATCCACTACCGCGACCAGGCCACCAACCGGCCGGCGGCGTTTTCCAGCTGGTCGCATCTGGTCATCGGCGACAACCAGGGCTTCAACGGCAACGGCAGCAGCACCACCGGCCAAGTCACCCCGGCCACCAGCGGCGGCAACGGCCCGAACTGGGACGTCGCGCATTCGCCTTCGGTCGGCTACCTGGCCTACCTGCTGACCGGGCGCTGGTACTTCATGGAAGAGGTGCAGTTCGCGGCCGTGACCAACTACCTCGGCAACGGCGACAGCAGTATCCTGCGCCAGGGCAGCAAGGGGCTGGTGCGGCCTTGCCCCGGCGCCTGGCAGACCCGCTGCTGCGCGTGGGCCTGGCGCGCGCTGGCGCAGGCGCTGTGTGTGACGCCGGACGCCGACACCGCGCTGCGCAACGAATTCATCGCTTCGGCCGAATACAACATCGCCGACCTGTACGCCACCTATGTGGCGCAGCCGAACAACCGCTTCGGCCTGATCGGGCCCGGCGAATCGTACGACGGCACCCTGCGCCTGCAAGCGATCTGGCAGCAGGATTTCGTCACCGCCGCCTTCGGCTGGTCGGTCAGCATGGACCTGCCGGTGTCGAGCACCCACCAGGCGCGGCTGGCCAGCTTCTTTCAGTGGAAGGCCAAGAGCGTGCTGTTCCGGCTCGGCGTCAACGGCGGGTTCTGGTACGTCAACGGCGCGCCGTACGTGGTAGCGATCTCGCCGGCCAGCACGCCCGACTACGCCGGCGGCGCCGGACCGTGGTACGCCACCGACAACGAGGTGTACCAGGCCACCTACTACGCCGGCAACGCCGTCTATGCGTCCCCACCCAGCTTCCTGAGCGCGACCGAGGGCGTGCTGGGCGGCGAATACACGCCCGACACGTGGGGCCGCTCGATGTGGGGCAACCTGCAGCCGGCGATCGCCTACGCGGTGCGCCACGCTGTGCCCGGCGCGCAGGCCGCCTACGACCGCATGACCGGCGCCAGCAACTATGCGGCGCTGACCGCCACCTTCACCACGGCTCCGGCATGGAGCGTGCAACCTCTTGCAGGGACTTCGACCATGAGCACACCCGGCCCTTCGTTCATCTGGGACACCGCCACGCTGATTCCCGGCGCCTTCGTGTGGGACACCGTGCGCGGGCACGGCATCACCGCCGCCCAACTGCCGACCGGCTTTCCGGACGAGCCGCTGCTGACCAGGCACATCCCGGCCGGCGCCAACCCGGCCAGCGAATACCGCTGGATGGCCGACAGCGTGCCGCCCGGGCTGAACCTGACCGTGTATCCGGATTCGTCGTTCATCGCCAGCGGCGCCGATGGTGCCACCTACACCGGCGCCAAGACCGTGTACCGCGACGGCGTGGCCGATACCGGCAGCTACAGCTTCACCTTCGGCGCACCGACCGTGACCGCCGTCATCGTGGCGCCGGGATCGCCGACGCTGGCCGGCGGCGCGTCCCAGCAGTTCACGGCCATCGTCAACGGCACCGCGTCGCCGTCGCAGGCAGTGACCTGGTCCAAGGTCAGCGGCGCCGGCACGCTGTCCAGCGCAGGCCTGTACACCGCGCCGCCCGCCACCGGGGGCGTGCAAACCGCCGTGATCCGCGCCACCGCCAACCAGGATGGCACCACCTACGCCGATGTCACCGTCACCATTTCGGCCGCCAGCGCCACGGTGTCGTCGGTGACGGTGACGCCCAACCCGATCGCGGTGGCGGGCGGCGCGATGCAAAGCTTCGCCGCGGTCGTCAACGGCACCGGCAGCCCGTCGCAGGCGGTGACCTGGAACGCCAGCGCCGGATCGATCGATGGCAACGGCAAGTTCACGGCGCCGGCCGCGACCAGCAGCGCACAGACCATCAGCGTGAGCGCGACCAGCAACGCCGATCCGGGCAAGACGGGCACCGCGACCATCACCGTGCCGGCGGCCGGCATTGCCGCGCCGACCGTGACCAGCGTGAGCGTGACCCCGTCCAGCGCCACCATGGCCGGCTCCACCGCGCGCGGCTTCATCGCCGCCGTCAACGGCAGCAACAACCCGTCGCCGGCCGTGACCTGGACCTGCAGCGCCGGCGCGATCGACAGCAATGGCCTGTTCACCGCGCCAGCCCCGGCCCCTGACCAGCAGACCGTGACGGTGACCGCCACCAGCGTGCAGGACAACTCGAAATCGGGCAGCGCGGCGGTGACGGTGGCGGCGCAGAACGCGGCGCGCGAACTGACCACGGTCGCGCTGACGGTGTTCGCCTTCGACGAGCACGGCGGCACCCTGGCCGGCGCCCCGGTGCGCGCCAAGCTGACCCGTACCGACATCGATCCGGTCGCCGGCTACGTGGTGCCGGAAGAGGTGTTCACCACCACCGACGCCTCCGGAGTGGCGGTGCTGCGCCTGTGGCCGAACGCGCTCGGCGCGAACGGCAGCAAGTACCTGGTGCGCATCACCAATCCCGACACCGGGCGCGTGCTGCGCCTGACCGCCAGCCTGCCAAACGCTGACTGCCTGCTGCATCAGGTGGCTGACCCGCTGCCGGCGACCCGGTAAAATATTAACTAATTACAACACAAGGGGAAGCGATGGGCACCATTACCGCCAAGAGCCTGATCGACAACGCGGCCAACACGCTGCAGGATGAGACCAACGTCAAGTGGCCGCGCGCCGAGCTGCTGGGCTACCTGAACGACGCCCAGCGCGAAATCGTGCTGGCCAAGCCGGACGCCTACGTCAAGAACGAGAGCATGGCGCTGGTGGCCGGCACCAAGCAGTCGATCCCGCCGACCGGCGTGGTGTTCATGCGCGTCAACCGCAACATGGGCATGAACGGCACCACCCCTGGCCGGGTGCCGCGCCACATCCCGATCCAGGTGCTCAACGAGCAGATTCCGACCTGGCACATGGAGCCGGCCTCGATCACCGCGCTGCACTACACCTTCGACGAGCAGGACCCCAAGCATTTCTATGTCTACCCGCAGCAGCCGGTCTCGCCCGGGCAGGTCGAAGTGGTGTATTCGTCGACGCCGCCGGACGTGCCCAACGAGGACGCGCCGATCGTGCTCGACGACGTCTACAAGACCGCGCTGCTGCACTACATGTTCTACCGCGCCTACAGCAAGGACGTGGAATACGCGCGCGAGGACGCCGCCGCCGGCGCCGCCTACAAGATCTTCGCCACGCTGGTGGGCCTGAAGACCCAGGCCGACGAGGCGCAGAAGGCGCACCGCTAAATGGCGACGATCGTGCTGCGCTCGTTCGGCGGCATGGCGCCTTCGGCCAACGCCAAGGCGCTGCCCGATGCGGCGGCCACCTACGCGCAGAATCTCGATCTGCGCTATGGCGACTTCCGGCCGCTGCCGGCCGCGGCCAACCTGGATAACCCGATGACGCCGGGCCAGACCTTGTACCGCTTCGACTCGGTGCCGTGGTTCCACACCAACCCGAACGTGGCCAACTTCGTGCGCGGCCAGATTCCGAACGATACGCTGGAGCGCACCTATTACACCGGCGACGGCGCGCCCAAGGTGGTGACCAAGTACAACGAGGTGCGCCAACTCGGCGTGCCCGGTCCTGCCGCCGCGCCGTATGTGACGGTCAACGCCACCGCGCAGTTTTCCACCGACGATTCGGCCTACCAGCAGGCGCTGCGCCAGCGCGAAATGGTGGCGGCGGTGCGCCTGAACTACACCTGGCCGTTCGTCGGCCTGACCGACGCCGACCTGGCGGGGCGCTTCGTGCCGACCAACGCCGAGGCCAAGTGGTCGTATTCGCTGACCTTCGCCGGGTCGATGGTGGGCGGCGTGTTCGTGCCGGACAATTCGATCTACGCTCCCCTGATCGACGACCGGCTGGCCTTCAACCTGTGGCAGGCCAGCGTCTCCGATCCGATCGTGGGGCGCGTCGACCTGGACGTGCGCGGCCAGAAAATCGTGCTCGACCTGGACGGCATGGCGCTGTCGCTGTCGCAGGTGCTCGATCCGTCCGATCCGGCCGGTACCCGTTCCCTGCTCAGCACGGACCAGATCATGACGATCCGGGCCGACCTCGTCGACGCACTCAGGCCGGCCGATGCCATCTATGACGACGCCATCGTGCGCCTGCGCGATTTGAAGGACCAGTTCGTCGCGCTGGCCGACAGCGGCAGCGCGGCGGCAGCCGCGAATGCCGGCGCGGTGGCCGCGTTCTACGCCAAGACCGACACCGTCGACGCGATCGACGACGCCGTGACGCAGGCGGTATCGGCCATCTACAGCGCAATGTTCACCTACAACAATCTGCCCTGACCATGAGCCAAGTCCTCATCCCCCTGTCGGCGCCGTCCGTGGTCGAATCCTATGTGCGCGGCTTCATCTTCACCGACAGCGACGGCGCCAAGCGCGTCAACACGGCGGCCATGCAGACCTTCCTGGCCGAACAGTTCGGCTACCTGACAACGTCCGGCGCCACCCCCGCCGCGCAGCAGGCCCAGGCCGGACAGATCGCCGCCGCGCTGCAAGGCGTGGTCGGGCGCGAGCACTGGCAGAGCTACCCGGACTATCCGCTGGCGTCGGTCAGCAACAACGAGTCGGTCAGGAGCCGGCTGATCGAAATCCGCAGCGCGATGCACCGCCAGGTGATCGACATGACCGACGCCTACCGCGCCTTCGAGGCAGGACTGGCGACGCGCATCAAGGCGCTGTTCAACCAGCTGGTGCTGCCGACCTTCCCGGCCGGCGTGCAGTTGATCGAGACCACCCGCGCGTATGTCGAGACCTTCGTCACCGATTGGGGCGAGGAAAGCCGGCCGTCGCCGGTGTCGAGCCTGGTGACGCTGGACCAGAACGACAGCACCACGATTGCCTGCGCAACCCCGCCGGCCGGCCGCCACATCACGCTGCGCCGCCTGTACCGCAGCGCCACCGGCACCGGCCAGAGCGCGTTCCGCTTGCAGGGCGAGTACCCGATCGCCACCACCAGCATCACCGATACCACGCCCGACACGCAGCTGAACGACGTGTGCCCGACCTTCGGCTGGCTGGAGCCGCCCGCCGATTTGCAGGGGCTGGTCGGCATGGCCAACGGCATCCAGCTCGGCTTCGTCGATGCCACCCTGTACGCCTGCGAGCCGTACGCCCCGTATGCCTTCCCGGCCAAGTACGACAAGCCGCTGCCGTACCGGATCGTCGGGCTGGCTTCGCTCAAGCAGTCGGTATTCGTCGGCACCGTCGCCTATCCGTACCTGGTGTCGGGCAGCGACTCGGCCAGCCTGTCGGAGGAACGCCTGCCCGACCTGGTGCCGTGCGCGTCCGCGCGCTCGATGGTGGCGCTGGGCGGGTCCGTGTTCTACGCCTCGCCGGATGGGCTGGCGCTGTACGAGAACGGGCGCGTGACGGTCGTGTCGAGCGGCATCGACCGCGCCACCTGGCAGGCCTACAACCCGGACTCGATGCATGCGGCCGCATTCGACGGCAAGGTGTTCATGTTCTTCGACCGCAGCGCGGGTGATCGTGGCTGCCTGGTGTTCGACTACCTGACCCGTACCATCGCCGAACTGGACCAGCAGGCCGACGCCGTGTTCGCCAACCAGGACGGCATCTACATCCTCGACGGCAGCGACCTGCTCGACCTGCTGCCGGCCGCCGGCGCCGCGCGCAGCGGCCACTGGCACAGCAAGACCTTCCACCTGATGAAGCCGCAGTCGTTCGGCTGGCTGAAAGTCGATGGCGAGCAGCTGGCGACGCACCCGGCCACGGTGCGCGTGTATGCCGACTTCGGCACCGGCATGGCGCTGCACCATACCGCCGTCGTCAATGCGCCGCAGGCGCTACGCTACCCGCCGGGCCGGGCCAGCGACTGGCGCATCGAGATCGACAGCGCCGGGCCCATCAACGGCGTGACGCTGGCCACCACCACCGAAGAACTGAAGGCGGCGCCATGACCAGCCCGACCGACTTCGAATTGCTGCCGCCATCGGGCGACGGCGCGCGCCTGCCGGCGCTGGGCACGCCCGAGTTATCCACCGACTACCTGGCGCGCATCAAGGAGGTGTTGGAAATCCTGACCGGCCGCCGCGGCGCTTCGCAGTGGGACCGCGCCGTAACCTTCCGCGACCTGTACCGGATGGGCATCACGGAGGGCGGCGGCTTCGGCGGCATGGCAGCGTCGGAGGCGATACAGGGCGACGCCACGGCGCGCCGGCTGGCTGCCTTCGAGCAGTCGCTGCGATCCTCGGCCGCGTTCAGGGAATTGCAGCGCGCGATCGGCAGCGCCGACGACCTGGCCGTATTCCCCGAGGAATTCCGGGTCCAGCTGCAGCAGGCGCTGGCCGACGTCGCGCGCCAGCGCCAAGCCGACATCCAGACCATTGAACGCAAGGTGCAGAACGGCCAGATGTCGCTGGCGTCGCGCCTGACCGAAGTCACCGCCGCGTTGGACCAGACCGCCGCCGGCGTGCGCGACTTCAATGGCGCCTTCGCCGACGCCAACCGCGCGGTGGCGACCTCGATCAAGCAGGTGACGGCACGCCTGAACGACGTTGGCGGGGTGACGATCGAAGAGAAGTTCATCGCCCAGGCCGACGCCATCAGCGGCCTGCTGGGACAGTGGTCGATCAAGATCCAGTCCGGCACCGACGCCAATCCTGTCATTGCCGGCATCGCGCTGTCGGTCGAAGGTCCGGACGCCGACAGCACCACCAGCAGCCTGGTGTTCCTGGCCGACAAATTCGGGTTCTTCACCGCGGGCGGCACCGTGATGCCGTTCGGGATCGACGGCACCACCGGCAATGTGTACGTCAACGGCGCGCTGCTGGTCAACGCCGGCGGCACCAGCCTCGACGCGATGACGGCCGGGATGATCAACTACGTCGGCGACTTCGCCAGCGCGCCGACCGCGAGCGGCTACCGGGTCAACGATGTCTACAAGAACACGACCGACCAGAACAGCTACATCCTGCAGCTGGTCAGCGGGGTCAAGACCTGGACCCTGTTCCTGCCCAAGGGCGCGACCGGGGGCACCGGCGCCAGCGCCAAGACCCTGAGCCTGTCGTCCACGTCGCAGATTTTCCAGATTCCCAAGCTCGGATTTGCCTCGCCGACCTCGGTGACGCTGAGCGCCAGCCCGCAGAACCTGTCCGGCAGCCCGACCTGGAGCATCCTGGCCGGCACCGCGACGCTGGCGCCGGTGGGCGGCAATGCCTGGAGCAAGACGGTATCGCTGGCGAGCATGAGCACCGACACCGTGACGATCCAGGTTTCGCAGGACGGCCTGTCCGACCAGATCACGCTGGCCAAGGTGCGCGAGGGCGCCGACGCGATCACCGCGTTCCTGACCAATGAAGCGGCCAACGTGGCGGCCGACAGCGCCGGGGTGGTGGCCAGTTTCGCGGCAGCCGGCGGCACCTTCAAGCTGTTCGAGGGCATCGTCGACAAGACCGGCGACGCCGCCGTGACCTACAGCCTGGCGGCCAGTAGCGGCGTGACGATCTCGATTGCCTCGACCGGGGTCTATACCGTCACGGCGATGAGCGCCGACAGCGGCAGCGCGACCCTGCGCGCTGGCTACAAGGGCAACTTCTACGACAAGATCTATACGATCGCCAAGAGCAAGGCCGGCGCCACTGGCGCGAACGCCAAGATGCTGACCGCGCTGGCCAGCGCGCAGGTGATCCGGGTCGCCAAGGACGGCACCATGAGCCCGTCCAGCATCACGTTCAACGCGGTCGCTGCCAACCTGTCCGGCACCCCCAGCTTCACGATTGCCGCCGGCAGCACGACCCTGAGCGCCGGCGGCGACGCCTTCACCAAGGTGATGGCCGCCAGCGCCATGACGAGCGACAGCGTGACGATCCGGATCGACCAGGATGGCCTGTTCGACCAGATCACGGTCGCCAAGATTCGCGAGGGCAGCGACGCCCTGACCGGGTTCCTGACCAACGAGGCCGCCAACGTGGCCGCCGCCAGCGATGGCACGGTGTCGAGCTTCAGCACGACGGGCGGCAGCTTCAAACTGTTCGAGGGCTTGACCGATGTCAGCGGCGCGACCGGCGTCACCTACAGCGTGGCCAGCAGCTCGTCCGGTCTGACGATCGCGATCGACAGCGCCGGCGACTACACCATCACTGCGCTGAGCAGCGACATGGGCAGCGCCACCCTGCGCGCCGTCTACAAGGGCGTGACGATCGACAAGGTGTACACGATCGCCAAGGCCAAGGCCGGCACCAGCGTGACCGGCGCGACGGGGCCGCGCGGGACGGTCGACATCGCCACCAGCGGCACCAGCTGGAGCGATGCCACCGCCGCCGCGGCGATTGCCGGCGCCGGCTATGGCTCGCCGCAAAACCGCGACCGCGTCACCATCAGCGGCGGCGGGTTCGTCGAGACCCGCTTCTACAGCAGCGGCAGCTGGCTGGTGATGGACGCCTTCATCAACGGCAATCTGCTGGTGTCGGGTACGCTCGCCTGTAGCGATCTGGTGGCCGACTACGTCATCGGCCTGAGCTACCGCACCGCCGACACCGGCCAGCGCGTGACGATCAACGATGGCGGCGACAACTCGGTGGTGTTCTACGACAGCGGCGGCACCCAGAAGGCGCAGATCGGCGGTTCCGGCGGTTCGATCGCCTGCGAGGGCGGCAGCTCGATCCCCGGCCTGTACGCCTCCAGCGGGTCGCTGGGCACGGCCGCGATCCTCTCCGGCAGCGTGTTCACGTTCGGCACCCACTTCACCAACGATGTCGAGCCGCTGGGCGACAACGCCTACAACTGCGGCAGCGCCAGCAATGCATGGTCCGGCATCTACTCGACCACGGCACTGAACGTCACCTCCGACCAACGCGCCAAGGACGGGATCGAGGACAGCGACCTGGGGCTGGACTTCATCCTGGCGCTGCGCCCGGTCAGCTATCGCCTGAAGGTGGCCGACAACGCGGTCCTGCCCGACCCGCACGCGACCGGCCCGTTCCTGCCCGGCCAGCATCCGACCATCCGGGCCCCGCGCGCCGGCGTGCGCCGCCACTACGGCTTTCTGGCGCAACAGGTCAAGGCGGCGCTGGGGCCGCGCGATGCCGCGTTGTGGGGGCTGGCCGACCGCACCGACCCGGACTCGCTGCAGCACCTGCGCCCGGAGGAACTGATCGCACCGCTGGTCAAGGCGGTGCAGCAGCAACAGGCCCGCAACGACGCGCTGGAACGGCGGCTGGCGGCGATGGAAGCGAAATTCGCGGTGCTGGAAGCGAAATTGAACGGGCGCGGCAATTCTCCCGGCGCAACGCCTTAAAGGAGCCCTATAATCTTGCACATCGGAAAAGGGGGCGGCGATGCGGATCACACTGGATGGCCTGAAGGCGGCGCTGGGCGACAAGCTGGGCTGCGTGCTGACGCCGGAACTGGCGGCCGCGATCGCCTGCGCCGCGATCGACCGCGCGAACCGGGCGCTCGATCCGCAAGGCTTCGCGCCGCGCGCCCATGAGGGCCTGGTGTTCCAGGTCGAATCGTTCCGCGACATCCTGCCCGAGTTGGAGCCGCTGCACGCGGCGCACTTCATCGAGACCGAACAGCACCTGGCCGGCGTGAAGCTGGCGCCAGACTACGCCTACATGGCCGAGCGCGAGCGGATCGGGCAACTGGTGCAGTTCACCGCGCGCGACGGCGGCGGGACGCTGGTGGGGAACTTGCGCATGTACCTCACCCACAGCCTGCACACCGGGCGCCGGGTGGCCGAAGAGGACACGTTCTACCTGCTGCCGAACTACCGCAAGGGACACGCCGCACTGGCGTTCCTGCGCTATGCCGAGGACATGCTGCGCGAGGTGGCGCAGGTCGATGAACTGCGCGCGTCCACCAAGACCGTCAACCGCGCCGGCACCCTGCTCGAACGGCGCGGGTTTGCGCACGTGGCCAACCAATACATCAAAACCCTGAAGGAGTAGCGACTATGTGCTCGGATACCAACGTGCCCGGCCCGGACCCGGCAATCGGCCAAGCGGCGATGGCGAATGTCAATCTGGCCAAGGAAATGACGCAGTATTTCCGCGAGCGCGATGCCGCGCAGGCGCCGCGCCAGGCCCGCATGGACGACCTGACCGAAAAGCTGGCCAACCAGCAAATGTCCAGCTCGGCGTTCAACGACCAGCAGGCGCGCGACCAGTGGCGCCGCTACCAGGCGCACGGCATCCCGGCCGAGGATGTGATGTATGCCGACGCGGCCGGCTACGACAGCAAGGCTAATCTCGACCAGGCCGCCGGCGAAGCGGGCAACACGGTGGCCGCGATGTCGGAAAAGGCGCGCGAGGCCAGCCGCCGCACGCTGGCGCGGATGGGCGTGAATCCGGCTGATGGACGCGCGCTCGCCAACGAGCAGGACATGGGGGCGCAGACCGCGCTGGCCGAAGCGGCGGCGATGAACGGCGCGCGCGACCAGCGCCGCCAGATGGGCGTGATGCTGCGGAAGGACGCGGCCAGCTTCGGGCGCGGCGCCACCGGCACCGCGGCGCAAACCTTCGGCGTGGCCGGCGCGGCGGGCGGCCAGGCATCGGGCGCGGTGGGCGCGGCGATCGGCGCCGCGAATGCGACCACCGGCACGATGGGCCAGGGCTTCACCGGCGCCATGCAGGGCAACAGCAGCGCCGGCTCGATCCTGAATTCGCTCTACGGCAACCAGATTCAGGCGGCCGGGCAGAACAACGACAGCGGCCTATTGTCCGGCATCAGCGGGCTGGCGAGCGGGATCGGCGCGGCCGGCGGCATCGGCAAGTTCTTCGCGTTCTCGGACGAGAACATGAAGGAAGACCGCAAGCCAGTCTCCGGGCGCGCCGCGCTCCGCGGCATGCGCGGGATTCAGGTCGAGAAGTGGAAGTACAAGCCGGGCAGCGCCGGCGACGACGGCGGCCAGCCGCATGTGGGCGCGATGGCGCAGGACTTGAACGCCAAGCTGGGCGAAGAAGTGGCGCCGGGCGGCAAGGTGGTCGACGTCATTTCGGCGCTGGGCACGACGATGGCGGCGGTCAAGGAACTGGACAAGAAAGTCGGCCGGATGGCCGCGCGCGGGGTGAAACGATGAGCAGACTGGCAGGCTTGATTTCGGTGCTGGGCGCCGGCATGGCGGGCTATGGCAAGGGCGTGCAGCAGCGCCGCGTCAACGAGCGCGAGGACCGCCGCGACGCCCAGCAGCAGGAGGAATACGACTACCAGAAGGACCAGCGCGCCAAGGCGCAGCAGCTGGACGACGCGGTCGGCACCGCGCTGGCGCCGCAGGCGGTGCAGGAAATCCCCGGCCAGGACATGAGCGCGGCCGACCTCAGCATGGCCGGGCCGCAACCAACCCGCTACCAGGTGGGCGACCAGACCTTCGGCGATGAAACGCAGGCGCGCGCCGCCCTGCATGGCGTGAACTCGCGCGCCGCCAGGTACCAGCGCGCCGCCGACTCCCTCGGCAGCGGGCACGGCGCCGCCGGCGTGGACATGGCGCTGAAGTTCGAGGGGCTGGCGAAGAAGGCGCTGGACGAGGGCACCGACAAGATCCTAACCATCATCCAGTCCAGCGCGCCGTCGCTGGCTGACCTGAAGAAGGCCGGCGGCATGGTGGCCGGCACCGTGGGCAAGGAAGCGGCCGACGTGTTCAGCCAGACCGGCGGCGCATGGAAGGTGGCGCCGGATACCGTGGTCCAGCACTACCTGGACAAGGACGCGGCCGGGCGCGAGTTCGTCAACAGCCGGGTGCTGGCGGCCGATGGGCGGCCGCTGGTGGGCGACGTGGTGCATGCCGGGCTGGCGCTGCAAGACTACAAGACCAGGATGGAAGCGCAGGCCAACGACACCCGTACCTACCAGACCGGCCAGCAGATCGCGGAAAGCGGGCGCCACAACAAGGCCGAAGAGGGCATTTCGCGGCAGAGCGCGGCGACCGCAGCAGCGCATCTGGGCATCGCGCGGCAGTCGCTGAAGCTGCAGCAGGAAGCCGCCTTTGCCGCCACCCCGGCCGGCCAGATCGCGGCGCTGGAAAAGGCCAACGGCGCGCCGCTGACCGCCGATCAGAAGATGGAAAAGCTGGGCCTGTCGCGCATTTCCAAGCCGGACCAGATGCTGGTGGCCAGCATCCTGAAGTCGCAGGAGCAACTGGATCAGGCGCGCGCCAAGGCGATGGCCGATGGCTCGTTCCTGCCCGACAGCCCGGGCGCCAAGGAACTGGCCGCGCAGAGCGCCGCCAACCACCTCAAGCTCAACCGTGTGCTGGGCAAGTACGGCGATGCGGGCAAGGGCGCGGCGAGTGCCGACCCGCTGGGGATCCTCGGGGCTGACGCCCCGGCCCCGGCAGCCGCACCGCGCGCCGCCGCCCGCGGCGTGGCCAAGCCCACACCAGCCGCCACTGCATCAGGGGCATCGGTCGACATGCGCGCTGACCCGACCCTGCAAGCACTCAACGAGGGCGCCGCCAAGCTGTCCGGCAAGACCGACCCGGCCAGCGTGCAGCAGCTGATGGCACTGGGGACCGCCAAGAACGCCCGCATCGCCCAACTGCAGAAGCAGTACGGCGCCATGACCAACTTCATCACCGAATAAGGCCACTGCATGCCATCCATCGCAGACCTGCGCGCCAAGCTGCCCGAACTGAACGGGCTGGACGACAACCAGGCGCTCGACGCCATCCATCAAGCCTACTATCCCGGCGTGGACAAGGCGCTGCTGGCGGGAAAACTCGGGGTCAAGTTGCAAGCCCCGACCGCCAAGGGCGAGCAGGGCGATTTCTCGCGCGGATTCGAGAAGGCCATGCTGCAGGTACCGCAGACGGCGGGCGGCGCGCTGGCGCTGGCTGGCGACATGGTAGGCGCGGACGGGGTGCGCGACTATGGCCTGAACGTGTACCAGCGCAACGCCGACAAGATCGCGGCCATCAGCAAGCCGACCGACTCGCTGTCTGCGGTGATGGAAGACGCGCCCGACACCAGCGCGGCCGATTGGATCCAGAACGCGGCCGGCTACACGGCGGGGCAGGCCTTGCAGGCGGTCGCCACCGGCGGCGTGGGCGGCTTCATCGGCAAGCAGCTGGCGCTGCGCGGCATCAAGGGCGTGGCCGAACGCGCGGCCGCATCGCAACTGGCAAAGCAGGTCGCGGGCCGGGTGGCGCAGCGCGGCGCGATGATTGGCGCGGCATCCGGCATGGGAGCGTCGAACCTGATGCAGGAGGCGGGCTCGATCTACCCGGAGGCACTGGCGCAGGCGGCGCAGGACGGGCGCGAACTCGATACCGGCGACAAGGCGCGCGTGCTCGGCTCGGCCGTGGCTGCGGCGGCGGTCGATACCGGCATGGATACGTTGATGGCGGGGCGCCTGCTGCACGGCGGGCGGCGCGTGCTGACCGACAGCGCGGGCAAGGTCATGCGTGACGCGGCCGGCGCGCCGCTGGTCGAGGGCATGGCGCGCGCCGCGCGGCGCGAAATCCCCGGCGCGATGGCGCGCGAGGCCGTCACCGAAGGCATCCAGACCGGCATCGAACGCGCCGGCGCGCGGCAAGACCTGTCCAGCGCCGATGCGATCCGCGATTACGTCGACAGCATGGGCGTGGGCGCGGTCGGCGGCGGGCTGGGAGGCGCGGCCGCGATCCTGCACAAGCAGAAGGTGCCGGAATCCGGGCCGCTGTCGCGCGCGGCGAACGCGGGAATAGAGGCGCAGGCCGCCGCCATCGACGCCGACCCGGAGCCGGTGCAGACGCTGGGCGACGGTTCGCAGGTCCACAAGGCGAAACTGGCGGCCTACCTGAACCAGTTCATGACGCCCGACCAGCGTACCGCCGCGCAGAACCAGCTGATGGGGCTGGACGAGAACGGCAAGCCGATCAAGCCGGAACCGGCCGAGCCGCCCAAGTTCGCCGACACGCCCGCGCAGGAACAGGCCTCGCTGGCCGCATGGGGCGCCGAGCACAGCCCGGCCACGCTGGCCGAGGCGCTGGCGCTGAAAGACGCGCCCGGCTCGCCGGATGGCCTGATGGTGGCGCCGCACCCGGACGGCGGCGGCTATACGCTGGTGCCGAGCAACTGGCTGACGCTCGACTCGCAAGCCAAGTTCGCCGACCTGCAAAAGCCCGCGCCCGCCAGCGCCGAGGGCAAGCCGCAAGCGCCGGCCGCCGCGCCGGCGGCCGAACCCGCGCCCGCCGACGCACCCGCCGAGCCGGAATGGAAGACCAACCCCTACACCGCCTACAAGTACGCCGATCAGGCCGGCGCCGAGAAGTTCTTCGCCAACAAGAAGATCGATCCGGCGCTGTTCCATGTCGGCCAGAACGAGCGCGGTGCATGGGTGATCAAGAAGAACGTTGCGCCCGCACCGATCACCACCACGGAGGCCACCGATGCTACCCCTGTACCTGCAAACCAAGGCACTGAGCGAGGACAAGGCAATCCACCTGCTGCACCTGGGCGCGATGACGGAAGCGCAACTGGAGCAGTTGCACCGGTACCTGGGCCAGAACAAGCGCCTGCCGCCGAAGCTGGACAACCTGCTGCAGCTGATCCTGTTCGCCCAGCTGGCGGCGCCGACGCCGAGCCTGCACTGACCGAAGGAGTTGCCGATGTGCCCGAACGCCCGCAAGTTCCAGAAGAAGCGCCGGTTGCGGCAGGAGAGAAAGGCGCGCCGCAAGCCGAAGCCGAGCCCGCAGTAGCCGATACCCAAGCCTTCGCGCCCGAGTCGGGTACGCTGGGGATTCCGCGCGAGCAGATGCCGCAAGTGCCGACTCAAGCGCACGGCGGGCTGGTGCGCCACCTGAACGCGCAAGGCATCGAGCATGAAACCAAGATGGTGCCCGCCGACGAGTTGAAGCCGACACAGGCCGAGTTCTCGCCCGCCAAGGTCGAAGCGGCCAAGGAGGCACCCGGCGACCGCGCCGTGATCGTCTCCAACGACGGCCACATCATCGACGGCCATCACCAAGTGCTGGCCGCGCAGGCCGAAGGCAAGGACGTGAAAGCGATCGTGCTCGACGCCCCGGTGCAGGATGCACTGGCCGCAGTGCGCAATTCGCCCAGCGCGACGACCGCCACCGACAAAGCCGCACAACCCGCCATCGAGCGCCATCCGGTCAAGATCGTCAAGGCCACCGGCTCGGCCAGCGCCGACGCCGCCAAGACGCTGGCCGCCCTGCCGCCCGTCGCTGATGGGCACATGCGCCTGTACCGCGCCGAGTCGCCCACGGTCAAGTTCGAGGATGTGTTCAAGGCCGATGGTCTGGCGGATTTTAAGGCCGACCTGCCCGGCGCGCGCTACACCCCCGACTTCAAGTATGCCGATTACTACCGCCAGTCCTATGGCAGCGATGCTGCGATCCACTACATTGATGTCCTCAAGGCGGTCGCCGAAAAGGGCAAGGTGAACGAATCGGAATACGCGATCGAGGCGCCACCGGCACCCGCCATCCCGGCCAAATCAAAAGCTCTGGCCGAACGCGATCGTAAAATTGCCGCGCGCAAGGAAAGCGCAGCGCCGCAGCCGGCACCGGCCAAAGAAGTGCCGGCACCAACAAAGCCCAAAAAGACCGGCGGCCAGCGTGCGCGCGAGCGCCTGCAGCGCGACAATCCGTTCCTCGCGTTCCTTGCACAGCACGGCGTTTCGCTGAACGACAAGGCCGAGAGCGGCATGGAGAAGGGGCGCCGCGGCAATCCGATGCTGCCCGGCTATGGACCGCTGTTCCGGCGCACCGGCCTGCGCCTGGACGAACTGGCGCTGCTGGCGCACGAAGCCGGATTCCTCACCGCGCACGACATCGAATCGATCGATGACACCGGCGGCACACGCAAGCTGGCCGACATGATCAATCGCGCCGCGCAAAACAAGGAAGTAATCCGCGAAGCCAACGACGCGGCCGATGCTCTGCCCGACGCTGATGCGCAATTGATGGACGAAGCGCAACGCCTTGGCGTCGAAACCGCTGGCAAAACCGCCGATCAGGTCTATGATGCAGTAGTGGCCGCACACGCCGACCAGTTCAGCCGGCAAGAGCAGGAACTGGCTGGCGAGCTGGTCGATGATGATATCCCGATCGATGGCGGCATTCCATCCCACAACCTTGACGACGAGGACATTGATGCGATCTTTGGCATCCAAGCCGCCGGTGCTACGCAAGCAGATGGCGGCCAAACTGAAGAAAATACCGGAGCATCTGCGGGCCGGGGTGCTGAAGGAGTTGGCGAAACGCGCCAAGGACAAGGCGAAACCCTCGCCGTAAAGGAGCGCAAGGATGACCCTTACACCAAAGACCTGTTCGGCGGGCAAGACCTGTTCGACGACATCGCCGTCCGACCCGGCACGATCGAAGCGCAAAAGCAAGCCGGCCGCGCTGCGGTCTCGGACCTGGCCCGACGGCTCGGCATTGATCGTATCAACCGCAGCAATCGAGAAGCGGGAGCCGATGTCTCCGTACTCGGCTCGCGCCTACTCGCCAACTTCATTGCCGGCAAACCGAACCAGCTAGTCGGCCAGCGCGTCGCCACGCCGCACGACCTGGCAGTGCTGGCGCAGGTCTACCGCGACCCGCGCTTCGAGACGTTCCGCGCCTTCTACATGAAGGACGGCGCGATCGTGGGCGAAGCCGGTTATACCTCACGCCTGCCGGCGGCGGTCCATATGCCTCCCAATCTGGTAGAGCAGATGCAAGCCGACAAGGCGCGCTTCGGGGCTGACGAGTACTACCTGCTACACAATCATCCGTCCGGCCATGCCGAACCATCGCAGGCCGACGAGCACGTGACGCGCAAGCTGGATGCACTGGTTCCAGGCTTCCTCGGGCATGTGGTCATCGACCACAACGAATATGCGGTGATCCAGAACTGGGGCAGCGAAGTGCATCAGGCGCCACACCTGAACGGCGCCAACTTCACCGCGATTCCCGAGCTCGAACACAAGTTGCTGGGCATGAAACTATCCAGTCCGGACGCGGTGGCGCGCGCCGCCAAGGCGCTGCAGGTCAAGGATGGCTTTGCCACCATGATCCTGACCACCGCCAAGGGTGAGGCGCAACTGATCCTGGACGTGCCGCTCAAGGCGCTGGACAAGGTGAAGGGGCGCGAGGGTCGAGTCCGCGCCAAGGCACTGATCCGGCGCATGGCGCGCGAAACCGGCAGCGGTGGCCATCGGTTCTTGGTGCTGCCGAGCAACCAGATGGCAATGGCGCCCTACCTGCACATGGTGGCCGACGGCATCCTGACCGATGTCGTTACGCCGGATGGCACGTCGGCCCAGGCGAACGGCGCCTACTTCGGCGGCAACTTCCTCAACCGCAGCAAGCCGCGCTCGTTGCGCGTAGCCGAAGATGCCGACACCCTGCGCGCCAGCGTCAACGGCGCGAAGCCAAGCGCCATGCCGGCGTGGTTTGCCGATGGCATCAAGACCGATCCGTTCTCAGCAAGCAGTGATGCGGAATTCATGCTGGATCCGGATGAGGCTGAAAGCATGGACTGGCGAATTGCACAGGTTCCAACTGACGCCGTGATCGACGGCGGGAAAGCCCCGGAACCAGATCGCCTCAACGAGAGGTTGGATGCAATCCGTAGCGCGAACACGCTGGAAAGGCCGATTTACGAGTTGCAAAGCGATGGGACAGCGAAAATCATCGACGGGTGGCACCGCCTGCAAGTCGCCAAAGAGCGCGGGCAAAAGCACATCGAGGCACTGGTTGGCATGCCAAAACAAGCCCTGCGCGCCAGCACTCACGAAGGCAAGACCGATACGCCAGCCTTTAAAAAATGGTTTGGCGACAGCAAAGTGGTGGACGAGGACGGCAAGCCGCTGGTGGTCTACCACGGCACAAATAACGGCAACATTGACAGGTTTGAGCGCGGATGGGCTAGCGCCACGGCGGCCGGCGGCCAGGACTTCTATTTCTCCAGTGACGCCGACAATGCCAGCGCCTACGCCCAGCGCGGCCGTGTTGGCAAGGATGGCGGCCGCGCCGTCTATGCCACCTACCTGTCGCTGCAAGACCCGCTCATCATGGACCTCGGTCCGACCAGTTCGACCTGGGCGCAAGTCGATTTCAACAAGAACAACCCGATGCCGCAACGGCTGAAGGAAGCGGTAGCCAAGGCGAAGTACATCATCCCAGAGCAGATGCATGTACTGGACGGCTGGTACACGCTGAGCCTAGCCGAGATCGCCAAGTACGCCAAGCTGGCAGGCTACGATGGTTTGATTGCCAAGAATGTGACGGATGGCGGCAGCAAAAAGACGATGGCACGCCAGAATACTTATGTCGTCTTCCATCCCGAGCAGATCAAGAGCGCAACCGGCAACAATGGCGACTTCGACCCCGCCAACCCGGATATCCGCGCCGCCACCGCACCAACTGCCAGCCTGATGGACAGCACCGTGGCCGAGCTGGCCCGCGACGGGACAAGTGCCAGCGAATTGCTGCGAGCCATTGCCGACCAGTCCGACAATGCCGACTTCCGCGCGCTCGCTGCCGCCTTGCAGGCCCAAGGTCTGAAAACCACGGTCAAGTTCGGGCGGCCAGGGGGTGGCACTTACGCCGCTGGCGTGGAAGCTGCTGACGCGACGTTCAGCTACCGACAGTCCGACGACACCGCTTTCTTGCACCAGTCGCAAGGCGCAGAGCAAGGATTGCTACACGAATTGACCCACGCGGCCACGCTTAACGCGCTGGCCAGGGGCGGCAACGCGGCGCGCCAAATCAAGGAGCTGTATTCGCACGTCAAGGCCTTGCCCAACTTCGCCCGCGAATACGGGATTGCCAACGCCGAGGAATTCGTGGCCGAAGCCTTCACCAGCCCGCGCTTTAGGCAGTTGCTGGCCGATACCCCGGCGCCGGGGGTGAAGGTGTCGCTGTGGCAGAAACTGGTGGGCGTGGTCAAGATGCTGCTGGGCCGCCCGGCGCTGGCCGACAACGTGCTGGCGCGGGTGATGGACTTGCAAGGGGCGCTGTTCGACGAGAACCACGGCCATGCGCAAGCGCACGACGAGCGGCTGGCCGCCAGCACCGCCACTGGCGCGCGTACCGCGGATGCCATCGGCAACGGCATCCGTGCCGCGACCCTGACCGAGATCCCGAAGAAGATCGGCAACCGGCTGGCCGACTTCCGCAACCTCGCCTTGCAGGCGCTGGGGCGGCGCCAGCTGGTGGACCTGTACGCGCGCGACTTCGCGCCCGAGGGCAAGGAATCGCTGCTGCAGCGGTACTCGGACCTGATGCAGCGGATGGACGCCGACAAGAACGAAGCCGGGGCCGAAGCCGATTCGATTGCCGACCGCTGGGGCAAGCTGGCCGACGCCGACAAGCTGGCCGACCTGATGCACGACGCCACGCTGGCGCAGATCGACCCGGCCAAGGACTACGCGCCGGGCGGCAACCGCGCCGAGTGGTCCGGCCTGAAGAACCGGCTGAATGCCCTGAGCCCGGAGGCGAAGGCGATCTACAGCGAAGCGCGCGACGCCTACGCCAAGCACTGGAGCAAGGTGCGCGCCGAGATCCGCGCCCGCATCTTGCGCGCCATTCCCGAATCGCCGCGCCGCGCCGCACTGCTGGAAAAGATGGACGCGACGTTCTACGAGAAGGTCAAGGGCGTGTATTTCCCGCTGGCGCGCTTTGGCGACTACGTGGTGACGGTCTCGGATCAGGATGGCGCCCGGGTGTCGGTCAACTTCGCCGAAACCCTGAACGAAGCCGACGCCTTGCGCCGCGCACTGCTGAAAAAGTTCCCGGCATCGAGCGGGCACGTGGTGTCGAAGGTCACGAAGAAGCGCGAGTTCAACGCTGGCCGCGATGCGGTCTCGCGCGGCTTCATGCAGGAACTGTTCGGGGTGCTCGACCAGTACGAGGAAAGCGCCGAGCTGGTGGACGACATCAACCAGTTGTACCTGAACAGCCTGCCCGACCTGTCGTGGGCCAAGCACGGCATCCACCGCAAGGGCACGCCCGGCTTCAGCCAGGACGCGCGGCGCGCGTTCGCGCAGAACCTGTTCCACGGCGCGCGCTACCTGGCGAAACTGCGCTACGCCGACCGGCTGGGCGACCTGCTGACCGACATGCAGGACCACGTGGACGGCAAGGCGCACGACGCCCAATACGACTCGGTCAAGGCGCAGCAGGTGGTCGACGAAATGACCAAGCGCCATGAGTCCTACCTGAACCCGCAGACCAACCCGCTGTCCAACACGCTAACCTCGCTCGGCTTCATCTTCTACCTGGGCCTGTCGCCGGCCAGTGCGGCGGTGAACCTCACGCAGACCCCGCTGGTGACCTTGCCGATGCTGGCGGCCAAGCACGGCTTCGCCAAGGCCAGCGCCGCGCTGCTGAAAGCCTCGCAGCAGGCGGCCGCCAACCGCAACGACATCAGCAAGGTGCTGACCGGCGACGAAAAGCGCGCATTCGACGAAGCGGTGGCGGCCGGCGTGATCGACGTCTCGCTGGCGCACGACCTGGCCGGGATCGCGGCCGGCGACGACAACGCCGCCCACGGCAAGCTGCGCCCGGTGATGAAGTGGGCCAGTTTCCTGTTCCACCACGGCGAGAAGTTCAACCGCCAGGCGACCCTGATCGCGGCCTACCGGCTGGCGCGCGACGCCGGACAGAGCCATGAAGCGGCGTACAAGAGCGCGGTCGAAGAGACCTACGCCAGCCACTTCGACTATAGCGCCGGCAACCGGGCCCGGGTGATGCAGGGCGACGTCGCGCGCGTGGTGCTGCTGTTCAAGCAGTACAGCCAGAACATGATCTACACGCTGGCGCGCAGCGCGGTGCTGGCGACCAAGGGCGACAAGGTGGCACTGAAGACGTTCGCCGGGCTGATGGTCAGTCACGCGCTGGCGGCCGGCGTGCTGGGCCTGCCGCTGGTGGGCACCTTGCTGGCGGTGGCCTCGGCGCTGGGGGGCGACGACGACGATCCGTGGGACGCCAAGGTGGCGCTGCGGAACGCACTGGCCGACCTGATCGGGCAGAAGCCGGCCGAGCTGCTGATGCATGGCGTCTCGCGCGCCACGCCGTTCGACATTTCCGGCCGCGTCGGGCTCGACAAGCTGCTGCTGCCCGACGTCCAGGAAGGGCTGGAAGGGGCGCGCGCGGCCGAGGCGTGGATGACGGCGGCGCTGGGCCCGGTGGCGGCGCTGGGCACCTCGACCGCGAGCGGCCTGCAGTCGATCGCGCATGGCGACTACCTGCGCGGGCTGGAGGGCATGATGCCGAGCGCGCTGCGCGGGCCGCTCAAGGCGATCCGCTACGCCAGCCAGGGCGTCAAGGACAAGAGCGGGATCAGCATCCTGGACGACACCACGGCGGTCGAGGAATTCGGCCAGGCGCTCGGGTTCTCGCCAAGCCGGGCGCGCGAGGCGATGGAAGGCAAGTCGGCGGTGGTGCATGCCGACCGCACCCTGAACCAGCGCCGTGCCGCACTGGTGGAAATGTGGGCGCATGCGCGCATGGCGGGCGACGAAGAGGGAGTAACCGACGCGCGCGAGGCGATCCAACGCTTCAACGACAAGAACCCGCTGCGCCGCATCACCCAGCCGAACCTGACCGCCAGCCTGCACGGCCGCAACAAGCGCATCCGCGAGGCGCAGGATGGGGTGTACCTGCCGAAGAAGCACCGCGACGTGCGCGAGCTGGGGCGCTTCGCGCAGGGTGACGACTAGGTCTTGGCGGGTACCTTGCGCGGGCTGGCGGGCCGCTTCAGGCTGGCCAGCAGCTCGGCATGCAGGCGCCGGGTGGCCGCCAGTTCACCCTGCACCGCCGCCAGTTGCTGCGCCGTCGCCGCCTGTTCGCGCGCCACCGCCTCGGCCGCCAGCAATGCCTGTTCCAGCCGGTCGTTCTCGGCCAGCAGTTCGGCCTGCTCGGCCAGCAGTCGCGCACGCTCGACCCGGCTGTCCTCGCGCAGCGCCGCCAGTTCGCCGCGCGCCTCCTTGTGCGCCAGGTTCCAGATCGTCGCCATCGCCGCCAGCGTCGCGTTCTCGACCGCTTCCGGCACCGGCGGCGCTTCCACCTTGGCCGACTCCGATGCGCGCCATTTCTCCAGATGCTTGCTGATGGTCGAGAAACTGCCTTCGTTGTTCAGGGCGGCGCGGATCGCGGAAATGGTCGGCTCGATGCCGCGCGCGCGAATCACGTTCGCCGCGCCAGCGACTGATTCATAGGTAATGCCGTTGCGTGCCATGCTGTTCCTCCTGTAATTACGTAATTACGACATTACACTTTGCGCCAGCGGCCAGTTGCAGGTGCCGGGCCGGTGGCCGAACCCGCCGCAGCGCGGGCAATGGTCCTGGTGCAGGCGGTAGCTCATGGCGTCTTGCCCGCGTCACTGATCGCGGCCTGCCGGTGCCGGTTGGCGCAGACGCGCGAGCAGTAGCGCCGCGGCCGGTGCCGCAGCTCGCTCTTGCGCACCACGAACACTTCGTCGCATCCAGGGCGCGCGCAGGTGCAGTCCGTCAGCTTCGGCTCGGGGGAATGGCGGGATCCCATCATTCCACCTTCCTTGGCTTACCCAGGTCGCACTTGCTGCAATAGGGACCGACAGGGCCGCAGCCGTTGCCGTCGAACTTGCAGCGCACTTCCGCCCGCTCTGCTTGCTCCTGCGGTGCGCAATCACAAGGGCCGATACGGTCGCGAGTCCCAAGGACGTAATGCGTTCCCAAGCTGCAATGGATTTCTTGGGCTGGCGCGTTGTTGGTCTGCGGTGCGCTGCCCAGCGTGGGAGCGGCGAGGAATGCCCGCATGTCTTCGATCAGTTCGCTACGCACGTCGAGGCGATCTTCGAGGAAAGCGATCACAGCATGGTTCTGGCGCGCACGGTCATCAGCGATGGCTGCGCGCTGGGCTTGGCGTACCTGCTCGGCGCTATAGACTGTGTAGCAGTTGGCCGCACGGTACTCGGTAGGCGGCACGAATACCGACCCTTCCGGTGTCATTGCTACATAGCCGTCCGGCGGCTTCGGCAGCGGCGGCAACTCCCCCTCGGCTACTGGCGCTGCCTCGGCAGATGGAGCGGCGCGACATTGCTCCATCGTCAGGCGCACGATGTCGCGCAAATCGCTGGGATTCAACTCCAACGGGTCGCCATTGAGGTAGCGGCGCTGGCCGGTGCGGGACAGCGCCTCTTGCATCACCGCCGTTTCAATCCGTTTCAGTTCATCAGACACCGCCGTTTCAATCCGTTTCAGTTCATCAGACATCGCTATCTCCTTTCGTGCTGACCTCGGGCTTCTTGGCAGCTTCGCTCTTGAGCTGGGCGTCCAGGACATCGAGTCCTTTGTCCCACTCCAAGCCCATGCGGTTGAGCGCCTCGGCAAGGCGTGGCGGGAGCGTTTCGAGTGCGATCGCCATCACACTGCGCAACGCCGCCTCTGCCAGGTGAAGGCGCTTGAGGGTGTATTCGTGCTCAGTCATTTCCCACCGCCTTCCTGACCTGCTGCGCCCGCAGCGGCCATGCGCGAGTCGAAATCTGCGACTGTCCGGTAGTACAGCTCCAGCGGGTTGTCCTCGGCCATGTACACGCGCAGATCGGGCTGACCTCGGCTGGCTCCTGCTCCGGTCGCTAGACCAAGCAGGCGATACCGGCCGCCTTTGCCGATGCATGTGTACACCGTCCGCCCCGCTTCATGAGCGGCAGCAGGCGCAGAGGCAGGGGCGATCAGTTTGCCGTTCCAGTCGCCACCGGGGCGCGGGAACACGCCGCCGTTACCGTCCGGCCCGTTCCACTTCCAGCCATGCGCAACGCGATACCAGCGCCCCCCGCCATCTGCTGGTGCAGTCGTGCCGATGGGTGCATTTTCGAGTGTCAGAATCGGCGCTGCGGCTTGCTGGGCGAGAGGCGCGCTGTCGTTCGTGTTTCCGCCCTGCGCGCGGAACCGGCGGATTGCCTTATCCTCGACAGCGCGGCACAGGCGCACGATGCACTTCGGGTCTTCCTCGGCGTAGTCGTTCTCGTCTGCGATAACGAGCATTTCATCGTCCGTCAGCACCTTGGTGCTCGTGTCGTGCTGACTCCCGGTGCCGCGCGTGGGCGGCAATACGTGCGCCTGTTGCCGCTCGTCCACCGCCACTACATGCTGTGCTGGCGCAGGGGTGGGGCGGCGAGCGTCCGCGAGCTTGCCAGCGATGAAAGCGATCTGGATCGGCGTCAGCGGGATCGGGGCTATGGTCGAAATCCGGGGAAGCTTTTTAGCCTGCTCGGCCAACTCCATAATGCTCGCGGCACTAACCACCTCCCCGCTCGCGCTTGCCGTGGTATCCGGCTGTGCAGGCGATGCTGGAACAGAGCCTGTCTCGGGAGTGCTGGCATGGGATGCGGCGTCCAAACTCAAGGCAGTGGTAACGAGGCCTTCAGGGGCGTTGAAGTCTCGGATAATAAATGCGGGCTTGGGCGCATCTACAGCCTGCGCTGCCGGTGCTTTGGCTGCGCCGCCTCGCGCCTTGCCAGTGCCGCCGCATGCGTTGCAATCCGCATAGACGCCGCGTTCCTGATGGTGCTCGCCCTCGCCATTGCAGTAGCGGCATTTCAGGGCTGCGCCCTTCGCCTCGACAGGCTGGGCAAGAGCAGCGCGGGAACGCCAAAGCCCGCCAAGCCCGCCTTGCCACGCCTGTTCGATGTCATGCGCAGTAAGTGATGCGCTCGACTCTTTGCGAAGTGCGATCTCAAACAAAGCTCGCTCGCTATCCGCTTGCTGTCCGATAGCGCGGTCGGGCCGGGAGATGGCGCGGCGCGCGAGGGCGATCAGCTGGAGCACGGTTTTAGCAGTGGCGGCGCGCTGGAATGCGTCGAAGGCTTCGCGAGTTCCGCTGAAGGTGTCGGCCTCTTTGATCGCGCGCGCCAGTGCTTCCAGCTTGTCGAGGTCAACGCTCGTTGCGCTGCTGTCTTGTGCGGCATCGCTCGGGGTGCTGCTGGTAGGATGGGTAGTCATGGGTGTCCTTAAACTTCGGCAGCCATCCACTCGGGATAGGCTGCGCGGGATGATTCGATAGGGCTGTGCAGCAAGTCGCTGGCCATCATCTGGTACTCATCGCTACACAGGTTGAGTCGGCACTTGATGCAGAGTCGCGGCCAAACGAACACCGGGAACCCCGGCGCCACCGCTACCGGCATCAGAAGCGGCGCGTGCTCCAGGCACTGCTCGCAGTCGTCATGCTTTTTCGGTTCAGGGCGCTGCATCGCTCGCCCCTTCCGTATCAGGTGTGCCAGCAGTGCCGAACCCGAAAGCCGCGTCGAGGCCAGCATCGGCGCCGACCGTGTAGCGGCGGGTGTCGCGGGCGCAAAACGGGCAGTAGCTGGCGACGACCGGCACCAACTTGCCCTTGGCGCTGGTGAAGCCCTTGCCGCTGCCCTTGATGCAGAACTCCGTGTTGTGAGCCAAGGTCATGCGGTTCTCGCTCAGCACAAAGCCGGTAGCGGTGCAGGTCGCGGTGACGTTCGGGCCAGCCTTGGGCCGGAAGTGGTCGGCAAGGCGCTTTTCGAGATCGCTGATGCAGTTGCAGTTCATGCTTGTTCTCCGGTTTGGGTGCCAGCAGTGCCGCTTTGCGCTGTAGGGGTGGCGGCCAAGCGCCTTTTCTCACGATCCAGCAGAACCCAGCGCCCGTGAATGTGACCGTGATCGTTGCGCAGCTTGTCCCGCTCGGTGGCGTTGAAGCGCCATCCGTGGTCTATGCGCCGGTCGAACTCGACATGGCAGCCGCTTGGGGAAACGTTACTGAGGTAATACGCCACGCCTTCTGACATGCTGCGCAGCAGATAGATTGCCGGTTTAGTCATGCTGCTCTCCTTGGTTCGCAGCCGTGCCGCTTGCCGGTTCCTGGCTGTTGCTGGCTTGCTGGCGAAGGGCGCGGATATGAGCGGCGCATTTCATCGGCCCCGCGAACTCAATCCTCCCGCCATTGGTCAACACGTTGACGGTAGACTCCCACTTTGCTCGCTCCAAGGCGTCGCAAACCTGCGCGGCTTCCTCCAGCGCAGCGTCCCGAACCTGTTCGGCGCTCGCCCTTGCTGGCTGGCTCTGGCGGGCGCAGTGGGCATCGATATATCGCACCACATCACCATACCCAACGGTAAGATTTTCATAATTGGCAAAGTCACGCAGCAACATCCCGAACTCCGGCGTGTCGATGCTTTGCGCTACGCTCGCCACCGAAGTGTCCGGGGCGGCTGGTGCCTCTGCGCTCTGCTGCGGTGCTGGTGCGGCCTCAATTGCTGCTGCCGCGTCGGTCAGCAGTTCGCGCAGCGTTCCCGACCCTCCATCGACCAGCACATTTGCCGCGATATCGCTGGTTGCGGTCGCGCGACACTGGCCTGCGACATTCACGCGCCACGCATCAATGTTCGGGACTGTCTGCGGTGCTGGTGCGGTGAGTGGCGGGATGGGGGCGGCAGCGAGCATCGCAGCGTAACTCTTGATGCCGCCGTGCGTGTAGGGCAGCATTTGGTGAGTCGGCTTGATCGGCACCAGTTGCCATCCCTCCGGTACTGCGGCACCTGCCATGCCCGGCTGCTCGGCATTCGCCTCCAGTTCGGCCATCAATGCCTGAACACCGGGCGTGATCAGACCTGCGGGTGGAGCTTGCGTCAGGTCGATCGTGCCGCCAGTGCGCAGATGTTTAACGGAGACTTCAAGCGCACCAGCAGCGGCCGGCGCGCGAACGGTAATGGTGCGGCCATCCACCGAAACCGGATGCTCGGCTTGTGCGGCCCTGATCGCATTCCTTACCCGTTCATCGACGGTATCGTAGATTGCTTTCCTGGTCAGCCGTGCATCGTCCTTGCTGATCTGCTTCCACGACAGTCGTTCGACATCGGCGCGGAAATCCCGGTGGTCGCGGATGCTGGTGGTGAGGAAGTGCGCCAGCGGCGCCACGTCGTCGGCAGGTTGGGCCGGGATCGACGGCAGCGCCGAATTGGGGTGCACCTGGCTGATGGAATCGTTGTTATTCATGGGGATAGTTCCTATCGTTGGATTCAGGGTTACTGCATGCGGCCGGCGCCGCGACTATTCGCGTTGCGGGTCTGCCAGGCCGAGATCGTCGCTTCGGCGTGGGTGCGCTTCCACGACAGCATTTCATACTTGCGCACCGCTTCCCATTGGGCATCGAGCACCGTCCGGTATTCCGGATGGTCGCGCGCCCAAGCTTCGCGCGCGGCGTCGGTCTTGGCCGGTGATGCGCCCTTGAGCCGCGCCAACTCGGACTTGCGGAAGTGCTCGAGATAGATCATCTGCGCCCGCGCTTCGCCTGCTTCATCGGCCTTCTCGACCAGGAACAACAAGGCATCTTCGGCCGCCTCGTCGCTCATTGGATCCTTGCGTGCCTTAGCCACGGCCGATCGCCTCGAATTCCTCGGCCAGGATATCGGCTACCTGATCTTCGGTGCGGGTCTGGCGCAGCGTGCGCACGGCGCTGCGGAAGCCTTCGACGGCCAGCCAGTCGGCGGGCAGGGCAGGCGTACGACCGGAAATCGCGGGCACTTCCTCGATATCGTCGTTCAGGTCGCAGAAGACGCTGCGCGAGCCATCGGCATTGCACAGGATCGGCTTGCCGTTGTCCTTGAACGTGGTGGTGCTGTAATACTGGCCCTGCGCATTGATCGGCGTGCGATCTTCCTGCGGCGTGGCATGCAGGACCGGCGCGGGCTTTTCTTCCTCGACCGGCGCCGCTGCCGGTTGCGGCTGACTGGCGGCCAGTTGCGCCTTCATGGCGTCGAGCTGGCGCTGCAGCTCGGCCTTCTCGGCGGCGGCCGCGTCGCGTTCGGCCTGAGCCTTGCGCTCGCGCTCTGCCGCTTCTGCTGCGGCCTTGCGGTCGCGTTCTTCCTGTTCGGCTTTCAGGCGCGCCAACTCCAGCCGGTCGGCTTCGGCCTGGCGGGCAGCCGCTTCGCGCGTCTGCGCTTCGGTCAGCATCGCCCGCAGCTGGTCTACGGTGTCGTTCAGCGCGGTCAAGGCGCCTTCCAGGAATTCCTCGTAGTCGCCCGGTTCAAGGCGCTTGGTCGACCACTCGGCCAATGCCTGTTCGAGTGCGGCCGAATCGGCCTTGAGCAGCGTGCCCGGCGCGTTGCGGATCAGCGCCAGGCGGTTTTCAATCGCCTCGACCCGCGCGCGTTCGAGCTCGATCAGGCGCTGCTTCTCAGCCTCCTTGCGCTGTTCCTCGGCCTTGACCAGCGCGTCGAACTTGTCTTCGTGCGGCTCGACTTCGGCTTTCAGTTCATTGGCTACCGCTTCGATCTTCTTGCCGGCCTCGATGATCGGCGCCTTGATGTCCTTACGCGCGGTCTCGATCGCCAGCCGGATGGTGCGAAAACTGGCGCGCAATTCCTTGGCCTGCTTCATGCCGGCGGTGGTGGTGATGTCGAATACAGCCTTGCTGGCGGCGCGCTTGGCGCTGGCCAGCTGGCGCTTGAACGGCTCGAACCGGGTGACGGTGTACTCGGTCGGGTCGAAGGCGACCAGCGCGGTGTCGGGCTTGACTTCGGCAATTGCGCCTTCAATGGTGGTGTCGGTGTTCATGGATCGGTTCTCTCGGTTGGTTTTAGTGGTACTTCGATTTGATGTCCTTGACCGCGATCGCGACCTCGGCCAGGAACTTTTTTACTTCGACTTCCAGATGCTTGATCGCGGTTTCGTCGCGCTCGAATCGCTGCACATACAGGTCGTACGGCGCTTTATAGGCTGGATCGTAGGAGGCGAAATCGAGCCACTTGCGCCCCAGGATCCAGATATTGCCCACCACTTGCCAGTAGTGTTCCTCGGGCATGCCGAGCGCCAGGGTTTTGGCGTGCACGCCAGAGTTGAACGGCGACTTGATTTCGAGACTGCCATCATCGCCCACCAGCCCGTCGCTCGAAGCCCCGCACCACAGAATTTTGCTATGCACGGCAAATCCGACTTGCTGCACCAGTTCGCCGGTGCGGATGGTGTAGGCGCGGCGCGCGTGGTCCTCACTTTCGTGACCCCACTCTTTTGCGCGGCCGCCGCCATCGCGCAGCGGCCCGGCCAAGCGTTCAGCCACCAGTTCATAGAGGTAGGACTCGCGCGCTGCCTTGCCGCTCAGGATGTCGGCAAAGCGGCTGGCGGTGGCGTGGCCGGCCCTGCAATCAAACCAGGCTTGCGATCCTTGCACGCAGTCGATGAAGCGCGGCATCACTTGGCCCCGCCTTGCAGGCCATCGGCGTTCTTGGCGCGCTGCTCCAGGTCGGCCAGGTACGGCCCGAGCTGGGTACGCTTCTCGCCGTTGAGCGCCTTCCAGAACACGCCGAACGACTCGCGCCCGGCATCGGCAGATGTGCGGGCATCGGCTAGCAGCTGCTGCGGCGCCGGCTTGACCTGTGCCTGCTTCTGTTCGTTGATCTGACTGGCGCTCTGGCGCAGGTTGCGTGCTGCGCCCTGCAGTTCCTGGCGCTCGGCATGGGTGACGGTGCCGCCGTCGTTGTCGCTGCCGTCGCGTACCGCGATGCCGGTCAGCGCCAGCAGGGTATAGCGTTCGAGGTAGGTGTTGGTCGAGCCCACTGCCTGGATACTGTTCTTCCCGCCGCTGTTGTCCGGCGCCGCCGCCAGCGTGGTGCTGACGCTATGCCCGCGCGCATGGGTGATGGTGCAGGTCAGGTGCAGCAGGCCGTCAGCCTGGCGCTGGGTCCAGTTGTGGCTGATGTTCACCGCCGCCAGCGCCGCGATGATCTTGTCGTTCACTTCGGCCAGGTCGGCATAGCCGTAGGAGTACTGCAACTTCCCGTCCTTGCGCACTTCGCCGGTCTGGTTGGTGACGATGGTCGGCGCGTTCTTCTTGAATGCCACCATGGCGGCGACGAATTCGCGCTTCGCCTCGTTCGCTTCGTGGCGCTCCATCAGGCCCATCAGCTTGTCGATTTCCTCGACACTGGCGCCGCGGTTGACGGCGATTTCGAGCAGGCGCATCGGGCCGCTCGACATCACGACCGGGGCCGGGTCCGGCGCGCGCATGTCGTTCTGGCTCATCGGCATCAGTTCCATGTTCTGCTGCGTGAGAACGTCTGGCTGTTTGGCGCGCCGTGCTCGCGGCTTGGCCGTGGTCTCGGTAGTCATGTGATTCCTTCTGGATGGGGTGGTGATGGGCTAAATCATGCCACGACATTTCGCGAACGTCAACATAAAAAGTTGACGTTGGTTGTAAAAAACCCGCACCATCGACTACGTTATTGCGCTATGATTTCAACCGCAATATTCACCAATGCGAGGAAAAATGAAACCCGAATCGAACCATGAAACCGTCGATCTGCTGCCCGAGCTGCGGGCGCACATCGCGCGCAAGTACATCAACCAGGCCGGGGCGGCGAAGGCGTGGGGAATCACCCGCGCGATGGTGTCCAAAGTCATGACCGGCAAAGCCAGGCCGTCGCAGGCGATGCTGGACGACGCCGGCATCGAGGCCGTGCATAGCCCGGTGCGCTACGTGCGCAAGAAGGGCTGAGCCATGGCCGGCAACAAGAAGAACAAGCGCAAGCCGGTCCCCAAGGGCATCGGCACGGCAGGCCGCATGGTCGAGCGCATGGAAACCGGGCTGGTCGAGCGCAAGAAACGCCGCATCGCGCAACGCGAGCGCAACCTGCGGCTGGCGCATCTGCCGATCGGACACCCGGCCAACGCCTACGTGCTGGACTGGACGTTTGCCCCGTTCGACCAGTTGTTTGCGGAGCAGGAGCGCACCGGCTCGAACTTGTTCGACGAGTGCGGCAACGCCGTGATGTGGGTCGAGCGCGAGCACGTCCATACATCGGTGGTGGACGCCTGCTTCGGCATTACCGATCAATTCGCGTTCGCCGCCGGCGAGCTGGGCTGGGGCGAGGTGCCGCCTGGGATGATGGCCTACGCGCTCAAACTGGCGCGCGCCGAGCCCTGCACGTTGCAGGACATCGCCGACGCCCGCGCCACGGTGGACTGGATGCGCGCCAAGCTGGCGACGATCACCTGCTTCGACTGGACCGCCGCGATGCACAAGATGGAACAGCGGCAGGAGTGCGCGTGATGGCGATCGCCAAGATTCCCACCCTGCGCGCGCCCAACTTGCGCATCCTCGGCCGCGCCGGCGTCAACGACAACGGCACCGCGCTATGGCTGCTGGCCTGCCGCTGCAAGCGCCGCTTCACCGCCAGCACCACCTCGATCAAGAACGGCGAGGCGAAATGCTGGTGCATGACCACCCACGGCAAGCACGTGATGGCGATCCTTCCGCACCTGCCGGCCACGCGGCGCGCGCTGTGCGCGGCAACCGGGCTGACGATGGAAACCCTGCATGGGCGCCTGAAACTGATGCGCAAGAACCACGAATGCCATGTCGGCGGCTGGGCGCGCGCGAAGCTGGGCGGCTCGTATCAGCCGGTCTACCACGATGGCCCCGGCGAAGATGTGGCGTGCCCGTTCGATCCGCTGCCGCACGCCGTCATCAAGCAGCGGTCGGAAGAACGCGCCCGCGCCGCGATCCTGCTGCACCAGGCCACCGGCGAGATCGACCCGCGCCACGAACGCCGTATCCGCTATCGCACCGCGCGGCAGGTGCTGGTCAAGCTGCGCCGCCACAAGCAGCCGCAGCATCCGTTTTCGGCGCTGGGGGTGTAGCGATGGATGACGTCAACACTTCGGACCAGTGGGACTACTGGCTGCGCCGCGGCGAATACCACCTTGCGCGCCATGTGATCGTCTCCAAGGCCCGCGCCAACGGACGCACCGCGCTGATGCACAAGCTGGTCGAGCGCGCGGCGCTGAATCAGTACGTCGACCACTACGGGCTGGGCAGCCTGTGCGCGCCGCTGCCCGCCAAGCCCGGCCACCTGAAAATGAACCCGATCCCGCACGCACTGTGCGCCGCCTACCCGAACTAACAATATAAGGAACTCGTCATGCCAAAGGATGCAACTGGAATCAAGGAACGACCAATTCTCTTTAGCGCGCCGATGGTAAGGGCGCTGCTCGACGGCAGCAAGACGCAGACGCGGCGAGAGTTCAAGGCGCGCGGCTGGCAGGCCGCAGTGCTTCGCACGCTCGAATTCGTGCATGTGCTGCACGGCGCTGCCGCTGGCGTGCTGTCCTGCGCGCAGCCAGTGGACACGGCATGGGCCGGGTTCCGGTTGTCCCCGGATTCGACCTCGCCACTTTATTTCAAGTGCCCCTACGGCCAGCCGGGCGACCGCCTGTGGGTGCGCGAGACCTGGGCGGAGCATCCGGACTTCCCTGGCTGCCGCCGCGCCATCTATCGTGCAGATCCTGAATGCGAGTACGACACCGAGCGGTGGAATCCCAGCATTCACATGCCCCGCTGGGCCAGCCGCATCCTGCTGGAGATCGTGTCGGTGCGCGTCGAGCGGTTGCAGGACATCAGCGAGGCCGACGCACGCGCCGAAGGCATCACACCGCACGAGGTTCGCCAGTTCGCGATCTTCGGGGCGAGCGAGGAGGAGCGCGCGGCGATTTACCGAGATGCCGCCGTTGGGCCATATCGTGGGCTTTGGCAGCAGATCAACGGCCCCGGTAGCTGGGGCGCCAATCCGTGGGTGTGGGTGGTCGAATTTCGCCGGGTGCCGTGATGATGGACCCCATCGACCTGACCAGCCCGAGCTATACCCCGGTGCGGCTGCTGAACGAAGCCGCTTTCGCGCTGCGGGCGCGGAACCTGCAGGCATTGGCGCTCCGTCTGGAATGCGACCTCGCGCAGCTGCACCGCATCCGCTACCGCAAAACGCCGGTCACGGCCAATCTGCTGGTGGCGATCATGGACCGCACCGGCTGGCACTTGCAGTACGTGCGGGCGCTGGCCGGGATCCCGTTCGACGGCGAGCTGATGGCGCCGCAAACGATCGAGGAAGCGCGCGCCGCCAGCGCCGCCATGCGGCAGGCCGACAGCGCAGCCGAAGCGGCCAGGCCGCGCCACCGCCCGATGCACGTCAAGATCGAGCACGCCGGGCTGGCGCTCACGATCCGAGGATGGGCAGAGCACCTGGGCGTACCGGAGCAAAGGCTATGGTCCCGCAAGCGGAAAGGCTGGTCCGTGCAGGAAATCATCGAGGGGAGGCGGCCATGATCCGCGCGGTATGGCGCCTGCTGTGGGCAGTGCTGGTTCCGGGTGCCGGCTGGACTGTCGCGTATTGGGCGGCATGGCTGACAGGTGGTTCGCTGGCCGGCGATTCGTCATGGAATCTCGCCGTGTACGCCGTCATGCTGGTGCTGAACGCCTATTCGCTGTTCTACCAAATCAGAAACAAAGGAGAAAAAGATGACCTTGGCGTTTGAAGCAATGAAGTTCGCGCGCGAAATCCACAAGGACCAGCGCCGCAAGTACACCGGCAATCCGTACGTCGATCATCTGGCCGAGGTGGCAGGCATTGCCATGTCGGTAGGCTGGCGTGAACCTGCGGTGCATCCCGACGTGTTTATGGCGGTCTGCTGGCTACACGATAGCATCGAAGACCAAAACGTGCCAATGGCCGATCTGTGCGCGCGATTTGGCGGCGACGTGGCCAAAGGGGTGATGCTGCTTTCCGATCTGGAGGAAGGCAACCGGGCCACACGAAAATCCGCATCCAGAGAGCGACTTGCTGCCGCGCCGGGTTGGGTACAGACCATCAAATGCGCCGACCTGTTGAGCAACACGTCGTCCATCGTTCAGCACGACCCGAAATTCGCCGTCACGTACTTGGGAGAAAAGCGGCTGCTGCTTAACGTGTTGACGCAGGCCGAGCCGCGCTTGCTTCAATTGGCGCGCGAACAGGTCAAATGAAAAACTCGACGTTCAAGGGGGCGGGCAAGCCGCTGGCGCGCTCCAAGCCGATGAGCCGGGGCACGGCCACCTTGACGACTTCCAAGCCGCTGGCGCGCGGGGATAGCCAGCTCAAGCGCGTAACATCGTTGAAGGCATCCGGCCAGCCGCTACGTGCGCGTAAGCCCGCCAAGGACAAGCCCAAGCGCGCGGCGCGCAACGCCGGAGCGGTTGACTATCTGGCGCTGTGCCGTGGGCAGGACTGCTACCTGCTGGTGCCGGGCGTGCTGCACCACCCGCGCGCCACCGTAGTGCCAGCGCACAGCAACCAGGCAATCCACGGCAAGGGCATGGCCTTGAAGGCGCTCGATGCCTACACCGTACCAGGCTGCGCCGAATGCCACCGCGAGATCGACCAAGGCAACCGCTTCACCAAGACCGAAAAATTCGCGCTATGGGATGCCGCCTATGCACGCTGGGAGCCAGTGCGCGCCCGCCTGATCGCAGCCAACCCGCCCAAATCGGCAACTTGACCAATTTGGCAAGTTAGCCCCTCCCGCTTCGCCACCCATAGCCCGGTTCCTGCCGGGCTTTTTTATTGTCAAGACCACCGGCGCAACAAATTGAACAATTTGCCTGTTCTATGATTGCGAACAAGCACTTTCCTCTGTACACTTGATCTACCGCAAACAAAGTGCAAAGAGGGGTTCATGACACGCTACATCCATCCCGGCGCCGAAAAGTCGCCCGACACACTGCAAGCCGAGCAGGAGGCGGCCGAAGCATTGACCGTCTATTTCGAGCGCGGCCTGGGCCACCAGGCCATGCTGGTGCGCGCCACCGGCATCCCGGCGCCAGTGCTGTGCAAGATGGGCAAGGGCCGCTATCCGGTGTCGCTGGAGCAGGCCATGCTGATCGACCTCGCCAGCAACGGCGAACTCAAGGCCGAGCAACTGTGCCCCAGCCGCGCCGCGCTGCTGGCCACCTTCATGCTGCAGCGCGCCGTCGCTGTCGGCAAATCGTCCTGATCCGAGCGAGGAACTGAGCAATGGCAGGCGATTGGATCAAGATGCGCACCAGCCTGCAGACGCATCCGAAAGTTGTCCGCATCGCGTCCGCATTAAAAGCGGACAGATTGCGCGTAGTCGGTGCTTTGCATGCGGTCTGGTGTCTGTTCGATGTCCACTCCGAGGACGGCACGCTGCCCGGCTACACGCTCGACGCGCTGGATGATCTGGTGGGATGGCCGGGATTTTCAGCGGCGCTGGTGACGGTCGATTGGCTGCTCGATCACGGCGACGCCATAGGGGCGCCGGACTTCGATGAGCACAACGGCAGAAGCGCCAAGCGGCGCGCGATGGAGACTGAGCGCAAGGCTGTCGAGCGCAAATTGTCCGCATCCGATGCGGACAAAGCGCAGACAAAAAGCGCGCCAGAGAAGAGAAGAGAAGAGAAGAGAAGAGAAGATAAACCTGAGAAACAAAAGGCCGCGCCCGAAGCGCCGCCCGAGTCGCTGCCCGACTGGCTGCCGCTGGACGCATGGCAGGGATACCTCGCCATGCGCAAGAAGATCAAGAAGGTGCCGACCGAACGCGCGATCGAGCTGCTGATCAAGGGCTTGACCGCGATGCACGCCAACGGCCAGGACATCGCGGCCGTGCTGGACAACTCGACCCGCAACAACTGGACCGATGTGTACCCGATCCGCGACCAGCGCGCCGGCGGCGACCGGCGCCTGAACCGGCAGGAGCAGCTGGAAGCGAGCAACCGCGCCATTGCCGAGGATCTGGCGCGCGACATGGGCCTGAACCTGGAGAACCAGACATGAACCAAACCGACCGCGAAAAACTGCTGGTGCTGCTGCCCCAGGTGTGCGCGTTCTACAAGCAGGACTTTTCCAAGTTCCTGGGCGGCGTGTGGGTGGCCGCGATGGCGCCGTACAGCTTTGCCGAAGTGAGCGACGCGATCACGCGGCACACGATGAACCCGGACAGCGGCCAGTTCATGCCGCGCCCGGCCGACGTGGTCAAGATGCTGGGCGGGACTTCCACCGACGTGGCGCTGGCGGCCTGGTCGAAGGTCGAGCGCGCGGTGCGCTCGGTGGGCCAGTACGAAAGCGTGATCTTCGACGACCCGCTGATTCATCGCGTGGTCGAGGACATGGGCGGATGGGTCAAGCTGTGCAGCTTCCCGAGCGAAGACGACTTCGTATTCGTCGCCAAGGAGTTCCAGAACCGCTACCGCGGCTTCGCCATGCGCAGCGAGCGCCCGCCCTACCCGTCCGGACTGGTGGGACTGGCGCACGCCACCAACCGCGAGCAGGGTCAGGTCGACCAGGTGCGCTACCGGATGCTGGGCGACTCGGCCAAGTGCCAGGCGGTCTACCAGCATGGCGTGATCAACGAGTCTAGCCAGATCGCCATGCTCGACGTCGTCAAGGCCTTGCCGCGCCTGACCGCCCCGAGCACGTATGACCCATACCAATAACCACCAGCCACCCCAAGAGACAGCCATGACCACCGAAGACCAAGAAGACCGCCGCACCGCGCGCCAGATCACCGGATCGAGCCGCATCCTGAGCGATGCCGCCCTGTACGACCAGACCGCCCTGATCGCCGCCCGCCAAGCGCGCATGGCCGGGCTGGCAACCCAAATCGCGCTGGCCGATTGCGGGGTCAGGCTGCTGCGCGAGCGCGGCGAGGCCGAGAGCAACGAAACGAGCAAGGAGGGCGGCCAGTGAAAATCCTGATCGGTTGCGAATATTCGGGCCGGGTGCGCGATGCGTTCGCGCGCCGCGGCCACACCGCGGTGTCGTGTGACCTGCGCCCGAGCGAGTCGCCGCACGGCTGGCATATCCAGCACGACCTGATCGAAGTCATCCGGGCCGGATGGGAAAGCTTCGACATGATGATCGCGCACCCTTACTGCACCTTCAATAACCTGGCCGGCATCCGCTGGATGTACCACCCGGACGACACCGAGCGCCCGCCGATCCTGCGCCGCCGGCACCCGCGCTATCCGAACCGGATGCGCGATTTCAGGGAAGGCGTCGAGTTCTTCAACACCCTGAAAAACTGCGAGATTCCGAAGATTGCGCTGGAAAATTCGCAGCCGCACGGCCTGGCGATGGAGTACATCGGCCGCTATGACCAGATCGTGCAGCCATGGCACTTCGGCTCGCCGTTCACCAAAGCTGCTGCGCTGTGGCTCAAAGGGTTGCCCCCCTGCAATACTCGCACAAGAAAAGCGACTATGCGCCCGGGACCATCAAGGATGCCTGCCACAAGATGGCGCCCGGCCCGAACCGCGAGAAAGAGCGTAGCCGCACCGACCCGGCGATTGCCGAAGCTTTCGCCGCGCAGTGGGGCTGACCCATGATCCGCGCCTATGCCAACGGGGTGTGGTTCTACGCCAAGCCGGCGCAGCGCCAGGTCGATTACTACGGCGACCACTTCGGGGAGGAAGACGAGACCAAGGAGTGCGCCGGCTGCGTCTTCCACAAGGGCGATCACGACGCCTGCAAGAAGGCCGGAGTGGCGGCGCTGGCCGCTGGGATGCCCGATTGCGAGAGCCGCCCCGACCTGAATAAGCCGGGGTTCATCTACCTGAAAGACCCGAGCAACGGGCGGCAACTGGACCTGTTGGAAGACGGACAACAACCGAAGGAAGAAGCAACAGCATGAAAAACGAACTGAAAGCCCCGTTCCCATGGTTCGGAGGGAAAGCCGATGTCGCCGCCGAGGTGTGGCGCCGCTTCGGTCACGTCCCCAACTACATCGAGCCGTTCTTTGGTTCCGGCGCGTGCCTGCTAGCGCGGCCGAAGCCAAACGGCTATGAGACCATCAACGACTTCGACGGGCTGCTGGCCAACACCTGGCGCGCGCTGCAGGCCGATCCGAAGGCGGTCGCGCAGCATGCCGACTGGCCGGTGAGCGAGTGCGATTTGCATGCCCGCCATGCGTGGCTGGTTGGGCAGCGCGATAGCATCACGGCGCGGCTGATGGGCGACCCAGCATGGTTCGACGCCAAAGCGGCGGGATGGTGGCTATGGGGTATTTCAAGCTGGATCGGTTCGGGCTGGTGCAGTGGCGATGGACCGTGGGTGGTCGTCGAGGGGGAACTGGTAGATTCCCGCAAGCTTCCGCACCTGTCTGCCGCCCAAGGCATCAACCGCAAGCTTCCGCACCTGTCGGACGACAAAGGCATCAACCGCAAGCTTCCGCACCTGTCGGACGACAAAGGCATCAACCGCAAGCTTCCGCACCTGTCGGACGACAAAGGCA